AAAACTGTATTAAACTACTTTTATTGTAGCTTGACACAGTTTAGTTTACACTCTCGGGGAAGAATAACTTCCCCTACCCTTTTTAAAGCAATCGCAACTCTTGTTTAATACCAAGCTTTTTTGACTCTTTATTAAAGAATTCTACTTTACGTTTTACTTTATCTTTAAACTTCTCGAACAATGCAATTAAAGCCTCTTGCTCGGTATCAAAAAGCTCTTCTTCTCTAATTGTATGCTGTACGGTTCGTTTACAATGGTCGGGTTTGTATCTATAATCTATCCACCAACCCGATGAATTAAATTCGTTCCCCTCAAACCAAGATACGTTGCAGCATCCCTTTACTATACAGCGTTGTGGGGCATCAAACCATCCATCAATATACCAAGCAATATCACCATTCTTATATTTGGGTATTGGTCTTTCCTCTTTGTTCGTATATTTATATTTCTTCATATTCTCTTTTTTATTACTTATAGAAATCCCTATTATAAATACCTGAAAGCCTTTGCATATCTTCCTCTGTTATGGAGTATTTGTAGTTTAACTGATATTGAATATAGTCTCCATACTCCACATCTTTACATGGGAACAGCTTTCCGTTATCAATTCGTTTGAATATTATATTATAATCTGTCCTCACTCCCTTGTTAATAATTGAGAAGTGACTTCCTACAGACTCTCGTTTATCTATTACTTCATACCAAAAAGTTTTACCTTTATGAGACCTATCATTAATACCCATATAAGCAAAAATTCCTAATATAAAAAGAATAAATAAAAGCTTAAAAAAATAGTTATCTTTTTCCATACACTTAACTCTTTATTATTTTTAAATACTTCAACTTTGCGAATCGGTATGATTCATACACCTCATCTACATTCACACCTGTATTAAAAGCAAGAATACATCCTTTGTCATCGTAGAACCCAAGGATAATATACTTTTCTTCTACATACCCTGCAACGTATGCACCAATATCATTACCTTTATAAAGAACAGGCTCTCCACGATACGCATTAAAAAAATCTTTATTTGTCATACGCTATCGCTATTTTAGTTCATCAAAGTCAAACCACTCTATCTTATCGTAGCACTCGTACAGAACTTCTATACGCTGTGTTCCGTCTCCTCTTGTGACAACCCATATATCGTCACTCATTGCTCCATAATGAAGAGCCGTAGGATTTACGCCACCTCCACTATATCGGAACATTACCCACTTTCTTAAAGGTGGCTTATCTTCTTTTAGGTCGTTCCATAATGATGCAGCATTCACGTAAGGAACGTTTTCTGTATCACAATCGGTAACACCAATCTTTTCTGTACTGAACGTTACCCCGTTCAGCTCATTGTAATCTACCTCATCTTCATTGCTACAGATGTTGAGGTAAATCTTCTTTGGTAAATTCTTTACTTTCATATCACTTAAATTTGATGATAAAAAACTCAGTATAAAGCCACTTATCGGGACAAAGACCTTTTTTAGGCTTGCCGATGGTGATACTCTCAATCTTCTTCTCAATTCGTAGACTATCCTTGCGGTAGCCGTTTATGAAGAGAACGTGGGTGTATGGCTTGTATTCCGGCTCACCTGTCACACAACAATAACCGCCGTACTCATCAAAAAGCACTTCGCCGCCTTCGACTTGCTGGTTTACAAGTCGGGATGCCCAATACGGCTTTATCTCCCGATACTCCTCGGTCTTTTCGCCTGCCACAATCATATCGAACCACTGCTTGCTGACGGATAGGGTCAATACTTTCTTTTCCATACTCAGAATGTTTTAATCATTATGTTACTGTCTCTTCTTAACTCAGCCATAAACTTTCGCTTGTCCATTAGGTTCGGCTTGTAGTCCGTCTTATGGCATCCACACTGACCAACACGAAACCAATAGTCTATCTTTCCGAAAGGAACAGGCTTGGCGTTTGCGAAACTATACTTCTTTTTCATTCTTCATCTTTTTTTTCTTAAAAATATGTAACCATTCCCTGTATATACAGGTCTGAGGGCATAAACTCTATCTAAATACTCTATCATCTTTGCTTCACGTTGCGAAGAGAGACGTGGGCACTGACAGAACTCGTCCGTGTCGTTAAAGTCGTATATGACTTGCATAATTTTGCGTACTATATCATCTTCACTCATTCTTCCACCTCCTCCCAGTCTGTTGCAAGAATATCATCCAAGGAGAAGAAATGCCAATAATGTGGTACAACATGGGTGAATGATTCTATGGAACTTTGTTGGTACAAGATGGATATTTCTTTATACTTGTTTATAGACAAACTAAAATAACAGCCGTTTCTTCTCACTTTCTTTCCCTCCTTCATTCTTCTCAGAGCCTCCGAGAAGTCAAATGTTTCCTTGCTCATTATAATTTTGCTTTAAAGTTGTAAATTGGTTTAATAACATCAATGACATCAACCGTAGGTTTGATTAACTCAACAATCTCTTCGGTTGGCTTGTATGCCATAGGTGCTTCATCAATGGTTTCTTCACAAACTGATGTGGAATAAATACCATTCATTTCATTCTTGTAAGAATCCATAGATAACTCTTTCTTTGCCTGTGTACGAGACATTAATCTACCTGCGCCATGAGGGGCAGAGCATAGCCAATCTTTGTTACCTTTTCCCTTGCAGATAAGAGAACCATCACGCATATTCATTGGGATAATGACTACCTCATCCTTTTTTGCACTGATAGCTCCCTTTCGCAATATACCCTTGTCTGTATCTATATAGTTATGAATGGTTGTAAAAGAATACTTATCTGAATTAGCATCAATATCTACACCTAAAGCATTTACAAGTCTGTTGGCGATAATCATTCTGTTTTGTTCAGCATATTTTTGAACTATGCGCATATCATTGAGGTAGTCATTGAGCAAATCACCTTCCAAGTAAGAAAGTTCCTTGCTTATATTTTTAGTACCTAATGATTTAATAACACTCTGTATCTCATTTTCTCTGCCTTCGCTTTTTAGCTTGGCAATAACCTCCGACTTATCGGCAGCCTTCTTGTGGCAATACTGGTAAGCAAGGTTTTGGTAATAGTTGCATACCCTAACACCAAGGTTTCTACTTCCTGTATGTATCACAAGAAACTTCTCTCCTTCTTCATTTGCATCTAACTCAATAAAGTGATTGCCACCGCCAAGACTTCCAACAGAACGATATACTATTTCCATACTGTCAAGACAATCCCAAGCACGGAATTTGCCAAACATACAACCATCAACCAATCCGTTTATGTAGGCTGATACTTCTCCCTCGTTGACATTAAAACCAGACGGAATCAACTTATTGACTGCTTCATCAAATTTCTGCAAGTCAATATTAACTTTACCAAGTCTAACGACTTTCATTCCGCAACCTATATCTACTCCTACGGTGTTAGGAACTACTCTTTTGTCCAGCTCTATCACCGTGCCAATAGTACAGCCTTTACCTGCGTGACAATCTGGCATTATTCTTATTTCACAACCAGAGTAAGCATCGCTATTGGATAGAACTTCTATCTGCTTGATAGCTTCATCTTCTATTGTCTTTGCAAAGACCTTTGTAAACTCATTCATATCTCATTTCTTTTTACTTGTTAAACTTATCGCCTTGGTGATTCTATGGTCTTTTTTACCAACAAAACCATAGCATATTTTGTACTCAAAATCTCTTAATCTTCTGTACCAATAATCACTTGCCGTACTTAGATGACGAGCTTGCTTCATTATCTTCTTTGCCAACCTAATCTTCATACACCAACCAACTTTCCAACCAAATGATGGACGTGCTTATCGAAAGCAATTCCATACTTAAACATTTCCTCAAAAAGCATAAGACGTTCCTCGTTGGTAGCCAACCGAGTAGATTTCTTTTTATCCTCGGTCATTGTAAAATGAGAGCCTACCATTAAATTCTTATTTTCCTTGTGAAGATAAAGATAGCAGAAGAGATTGTGACACCATGGTTTCCAACGCTTACATAACACAATCCAATTATTATTTATCACAACTATATTGCCTTCAGCAACAATATCTTCAAACATATTATTTTCCATACGCTACTTCTTTTTACGACAAGGGCAACTTTCTGCGTGAACAACGCAAACACCATGTTTCGTGTCCACAACCAGATAATCGTGTCCTTCCTCAGTGAATACTGACATACCAATCTTCTTTGCAGGTTCATTGCTATTAGCCAAAGAGCGAATGCCCTCAAAAATCAATGCTCCTACAAACAAACACAAGACAAACCAAACGGCTGACTTGATTAAGTTTAAAATCTTATTCTTCATACATTCTATTATTCCATATATTCATACACTCAACGAACTCTTCGACTTCTTCAATACTATTCAATATAATAGTAATGCTCCCATCTTCGTTCCAATGCTGATTACTTACATCTACCATAGCTTTATCTTACTTCTTATCGAATTTATTGCCAACAACATAAACTTCAAATAAATTAACAAATGGCTCGTAATTGTCAACTTTATCTAAACTCTTGAAGGCAAACGTTCCTTCTTCTTCAATATAAACTACCTCATAGAGATTGTCTATACACAAAAGGTCATAACTGTCATGCACTATATCACCTTCCCAAATCTCCTTTCCCTCACTATCTTTCAACCCTGTGAACTGGCAGACGGTAGAAGGGTCAACCTGATAAGTGGAATTTCTGTTTAACTTGCTTTCTTTCTGACGATTCTCAATGATGTATGTATTACCATTCTCTTCGTAGAAATATCCGCAAACCCATCCTTTTCCGTCAAGACGTTTAGCCTTGAATTTGATACTTTCTATCTTCATATCTATTTTGCTTTAACATTATACACTCCATCAATGACCTCCACCTCGTAGCAATCGGGACAATAATGCTTACCATCTATCATTTCCCAATCAGAGTAGTCACCAACATCAACTTCTTTGTTACTGAATAGGGCAGAGCAAGTATCTGTACCGCCAAATACTTCTCCGCATCTATCGCAAACAATCTGATACATTTTAATCGGTCTATACATAAGCTATTCTTATTTAAGTTCTACTGCCTCATCGTTCCAAGTAAGTTCTCTTCCGATGAGCCTCTTGATGCTGCCTTTAGGAAGAGAAATCTCTGTAAATGTATCTTTCCAACCATAATAGTTATCTTCATCCGTCACTCTTATTGGCTTACACATTGAGATAAATTCTCTTCCTTGTTTTGTTACTGCTACCCATGCCATAACTATATTTTTTTAAGTTTTATTTTTACCGACTTCAAATTTCTTTCACCTCCATCCCAGAAGCATGAACGTCTAAGATAGAAAGGTTGACCTTTAAGCCAAGGGAACTTATTATAAAAAGCCTTCCATTTCGCTCTTCCTGCTGTCAAAGAAGGCACTTCAATACAGCTTCTAGCATGGCAGCTACCAAAGACTAATGTATTATCACAAACGTTTTTATCCATAACTATTTCTCCATTTTTATTCAATTTCAATCTTTTTAATGTAGTATTCACGTGAACCATTTTCTTTACTATAATGGTCTTTTGGTATTTTTGAACGTGCCTTATCTAATGTAGTAAATATTAGTTGTGTTGGCTCATCTTCGTCTTCACAGAAGCCACTACTAACATAAGTACGTTTACACCAAATCTGATACAATATCATACGTTATTCCTCTACTTTTACGCCGAATGGAGCCCCATCATCAAAGGTACATGAATCCATTCTGTATTTAAAATCACAACAAAAATTTGAATCTGGACTTGAACTAATTGAATTAATTCCATCAGAGATAGAAGAGATTTGAATCCGATGTCCATCTTTTTTATCCTTCAAAATTGAAAACGGCTTATGCTTACGCATTTCAGTCCAGCACTCTATAGCATCCTTGAAAGGACGGTACTCGGACTCAGGTTCTAGATTTGGCTTAATGCGATACTCTTTATTGCCATTAAACTCTATAACCTTTATTTCTGCCCATTCATTCGGAACGTTCTCATCTTCTATGGCACTTGGTTTGGTTCTACACTCAATTACCATTCCTTCTGCAAATGCTTGCAGAATAGGATAAAATTCTTTAGCTTGATTTCTGTCCATAATTTAGTCCTCCAACTCTATATTGTGTTCTTCTGCGAAACTATCTTCTGCCTCTTCGCAAAATTGACCTTCGCAAAGTGATTCTGGGAGTACCCTGCTAGTATAATACTCTCGGTGGCATAACTCACAGATTTCATTTCCATAATTATTTCTTAACTCTTCTCTAGTCATTACTCATTTTCCTTTCTAACTAAATAGTCATACATAGGCTTGCGGTTTCTACGATATTCATTACATATCTTTTCTGCCTCTTCCTCTGTATCGCAAGTTGCAATAACTCTATCGGGATATGTAACCCAATATCTAACTACTTTAAATTTTGTCATAATCAATCCTCCAATAATTTAAACTCGGCAATAGAGTGATAAAAATCACCATTGCCATATACGTCACAACTATATGATTTACAATTAACAGAAACCTCAAAATAGTTACCATCATCGTGTGTAATCTCTACTTCATTTGGTAGGATATTTTCCTTGAAGTACTCAGCAGATTGGATATTATCCATAGGCTCTTCAGTCATAAAGGTTACACACTTTTCGTTGATTATATCTTCTATAATCATAGGCTGATCCTCCAATTTTTCAATAGGTTTCCAATGAGTGATATTGAACGCAATAACACAAAGAAATCCATTTTCATCTGTATTCCAACCTTTGCATTTAGTTCTACTTGTCTTCAATACAATTTTAGGAGTTTCTTTATTTGTTACCAAAACGCTTTCATCGTAAGGAGGCAACCCATCCTCAACAGATACCCAGTCTGACTTGGAGAGTTCTTCCAAAGCTTCTTTCAAACAACAAATGCAATTATTCAAATATGTCTGTCTATTTTCATATTTGCGTAAAATTGCTAAATGTTTTGCTTCTTCTATCAGCTCTTTAACTTTCTTCTTGTCCATAGTTACAAATTAAAATATTCACGTATCTGCTCACCTGTCATGCGATATACCTCAGATATTCGACAGTCTCTAATTGAGCTATCCCAGGCACTGGTATGTTCATCATTACAACTACCATCAGCAACACGCTCTACGGCTTCTTCTGGCCCTGTTGCAAAGTCAACGCTTAGAAGTTCCTTTTCCTCGTCACTAAGCCCTTTTCCTTCCAAAGCAATATTTAGAGCGGTTTACAACTCGTAATGAGCTTTATCTGAATAGCCTATAGCCTTACCAATATGACTATTGATTGATTTCTCTTTCTTATCCATACTTCCATTTTCTCTTCTTCCCCCCTCCCTGTTGCCAAGTAGAGGGTGGTTAGTTTATTTAAATATACTTTCAAAATTCCAATTATCACCATCGCAACAATCAGATTCTTCTACTCTTGACTTATCAACATCACAATATAAGACGCCATATTGTCGTTTTATATGCTTACAGTTGATACAAGCTGGTATTATTTCCATATTACTATCTATTTATATCCTTTGCAGGATGGTTAATCATAAATCATAACACAATCATTGTACACAGATACTTCAGATATACTTAAAGGATCTCCGTTTTCTTGTGTTCCATGAGAATAAGGAAAGCAAACTTCCATAGTCTTATCCTCAACTTTTGATAATTCATTAATCAATTCTTCTACTGTCATATTCTATCTATTTATGCCCGAAGGTGGTTAATAAAACAAATACTCGTCACAAGGCTCTCCAACATATTCTCTTGCTTCGTCTATAGTATTAAACACCTTTCGTGCCACATAGATGAATGGAATACAACCGAATAGCATATTGTCTTGAACTACGTACCGTACTGGATGTAACTTTCCAACAATTCTTTTTGTCATATCTACATATTTATTTATACTCAAAAGGTATTAAACATTCAACAATACTCTTTTGAGTTTTATTCGTAATTTCTCTTTTAACTCTTTTGCCTCACTCCAAGGTGTATAGGTTGTGGTATAAAAATTATAACTACGTTCATCTACACAATGTAAGCCTGTTATTAGTAATTCTAACTCTTCGTTTGATAATACAACATTTTTATCCATACTGCTATTATTTATGCCTGAAGGCGGTTAGTTACTTTAAATAATTATTTTTCATTTATCTGGTAATTCAAATTGAATTTGAAATGTTCTACGTATAGGATAGCCTTGATTTACATACGTCTTACCAAGATAAGCAGTAGTTGCAATACTTGCATATCCTAAATTACCATTGCTCTCATAACAAGTTACATCACAATTATCATATACTGTGTCTATATCTGCTATGATTTTTCTGAGTTCTCCTAATTTCATATCTCTATACTTTTATTCTTATAATTATTATACACATCACATGGAAGAGTACAATAACAATATCTCGAATCTGATTCTTGACACTCTTTATATTTATTAAAAGGACACTTAGCCATACCTACACCTCCATTCCGTGATTAAGGTCTAGACCAAAAAGAATGTTTTGTAATTCAGACACATACTTTAAACCTTCTTTAATAGTACTTAAAATATCATCTTTTTTAAACCCTACTAAAATATCGTAAGTATAGTCATGATTTTCATAAGCCCATACTTCTTGATGATTATTTAAATCAAGTTTATAATATATTTTAGTCTTTCTCCAACCATTCTTTTCTAGAATTTCTGAAGTAAGAGGAATTGGCTTAATATCTTTGTAATTTATAAGAGCTAAATTAAGTGCAGATAAAGACCTAATATTCCAATGCCCTTCATCATCTTTTTGATAAACCAAGTCTCCTGGAATGTATCTTAATTTATTCATATGTTTTATTCTTTATTATTCATTATAAGAGCCATATCATGCACTTTGTGACACATTTGGCAAACATCTTCAAGACTCCTTGTGTCCCAATTATAGTACATTCTTCCGTGGTCTTCGGTTATTACTACAACCTGTCTGTCACGTAGGATTCGCCATATCATTTTCAACTTCTGTTTCATACGCTTTACTCCTTAACTTCTTCAAAGATTACATTCTTATTATCCTTACGTAGTTTAGAATCGCATGGGTATTTCCTCCAAACTTCACAACCACTATTGCCAAAAAAGAAACAACCATAGCAAGTTTCTTCCTCGGTTTCAGTAATCTCCAAGACTACTCTTTCTCCAACTTTAAACTCTTTCATACGCTTAGTCTTTTATATATTCATTCACTTCATCCAAAACCTTTGTCAACAGGTTCTTTAGAATCTTCAATTCATCATTTGAATATGTAGCTATTGGATAACCATCAAGGGTAATATCACCACAACTACGACTTATCTTTAACGAGTGTTTATTTTCTTTCATTTTTTACCTCGCTTTCTATTAAAAAGTTTCTGACCATACTCCTTTGGTGAAGTTGTATTGACTACAAAATTATCAGGAAACTTTGGTGCTATTTGATAAAGGTAACACCTATCAATATCACGATATATCATTGTTTGCCTCCTTTCTTGATTAAATCAAGTAAGTCTTCCACGAATGCCCAATCAGTAAAAGTATATGCTCTAACTCTAATTTCCCACATTTTTTGATATGTGTAGCAAACAGTTTCATTTAACATAGCGTTCATATTACTATTCGCTTTTGAGAATGCTAGAATCTTTCCGTTATCATTTCTAGGAACTTCGCTAGCAGGACGAAGCAATTCATTCAAATCGTTCAAGAACTCATTGATAGCCCACTTAGCACCTAGTCCAATAGCTTCTTTGATGTCCCCCTCATAGAACATTTCTTCCTTTTCATCATTGTTGAAGACTATCTCTTCGCCATTTAACAGAAATCTATCTTCATAGATTTCTTCTTTGGCAGCTTCTATTTTCTTATCGTCTATCATAACTTACTTCTCCTTTAAACGTTCTATTAATTTATCTGCGATTTTGAAGGCAGAATTAACAACACTGTCATACGTAGAGTTAGGACGTTGTACAAGACCTGCTGCAACATCTTTTGCTATCTCATATCTTCTCTGCTCCCAAATGTTTTCTTCGTTATCATTATTCTGGGTAAAGCTTGAACAAAGTATTACATCCTCCTCATTTTGATTGGGTCTTTTGCTACAAAAAAAATATCTGGAGCAGTAACTACATAATCCTTTCATCCCTCACCTCCTTTCCACTCACCAGTCGTTCCTAGTAGATGTGCTGTCTCTTCGTTGTAAGGAATACATTGATTCCAACCACAACCATTACAACAATAATAAAAATCGCTATCTTTATAGCCAAACAAGCTTACTTGCCATGCTTGGCTTCCAAAGTCTCTGACAAGCACCTTATCAAATGGTTTTAGCTCAACCTTTGGCTTCAAATCAACAATAGCTTTCTTATCACTATCCCATCGTTTGCCTTCCTTTTCGAGAGCTGAGAAGAACTGTTTTTTCTCTTCTTCTGTAGCAAGGCGAAGTTTACAAAGGTCTTTCTTAAAGAAACTGATTCTGCAGCCCATACTCAAAGTTAGACTACTTAAATCTAAAGAAATAAATGAGCTATAACCTTCTGATAAATCAGTTTTGTCTGATACTACAAATACATTTTGTCTATTACCATAGTCGGCAAAAGCTATATCTCCATCCTTGAACTCAGTCTGCTTTTCAATCTCCAAGGTCTCACGATTGAGTTTGCCACCCAATATCTTCTCTAGAGTATTGATGTAAGTCTGGGCAGCATCCTCAGATTCAAGATAATAGTTCTCTGTATAAAAATAATTATAGCCATCATCTGATTCACCCTTGTACTCTGACTCTCCTTCTATAGTCTCTAATGCGTGCTTACCTTTGAAAGTGACATAATAGTCATCATCGAAACCATCAAAGATAACCTCTTTAGTTCCATGCTTACTAACAAGCACATCTCCTTTCTTCCAAGCGAATTTAGACCAATCACGCATTTCCTTTGAAGGAAAGAGAATCTGTAAGCCATCAGGATAACCTCTTTCTGTACCAAATTCGGAATAACCACGATGGCAAGTAGTATTATTATTAGTCTCATTCGTACACCAGACTACTGTTTCTGTATCTGTAGTACTGATAGTATCTAACTCTACATCTATATTATGCAACCAGTCATACAACTTAGTTCCTTGCGGTTTATCCTTTAAAATAGCCGCTATATTAATTTTTATCTCCATATCACTTTATTCTTTTAAATTGAACAGCCTTTCCGTCTTTTCTGTCGATTGCGACACACTTGAAATCTCCACAAACTTTTTCATAAATGCCAGTACATATCTCATCGAAAAAACAACCATTGCATTGTTCTTTCTCTGCCTCAACTACCTTCAAGACGATTTCTGAGCCAATAGATAAATCTTCCATAACTAAACCAATTTTTGCGTTAAACAATACTGGTAGTAACTCATACTACCAACGTTTTTTGATATTTTTGGCAGCTCACCATCATAAGGAGTGACTTTCAAGCCATCAATGAAATCAGCATTCTCAGTTGATACCTCGGTATCATGCTCATTCATAAACACCTTTTGCGCTGTCGTAGAATGGCTTTCAGCTCTAAGCTTACCGAGTGACCGCCAAACCTGCTTGCTATGGATGAACAATCCATGCAAAGGAATAGTCCTTACTTCTACTTTTGTTCCCATAACCTTTATTTTAATACATCTATTCTCTATCTAAATAAAACGGGGAATATCGCAATATTCTCATTTCTCTTCTTATATTAATCTCAGCTAAACGAGCAGCTTTATAAAGCTTAATATATGGCTTGTCTTTGAGATATTGAATAAATTCAACAACAGAATATTCTTTCTTTTCCATAATCTTAACCATTTAAAGATGATAATAACTATTTGATACCCTTGCGCCCAAATCGAAGCAGCCCACAGCATCCGGCTTTAAGAAGCGTTTCTCTAACTTCTCCAAAGCCTCTTTATACTTCTGCTCCATGTGCTTGCAATGAAGTCTCTGAGCTAATTTAAGTTGCTCGACAACACCCTTGCGAGCAACTCTATATTGTTTATCGGACATCATAGCCTTATTCGTTCACATAGTTGATTACTTGCTCTTGACCTTGCTCATGCAAGTTATCGAAAGCGTCTTCTATAACTTTAGCTACTTGGTCGCCATTAAGGTTCTCCAGCATTTCGCTTACTACCTCAATCTGCTGGTCTGTTGCTAAAGAGCAAAACTTGTCAATAAGAAAACTCTTCTGTGCTTGGACGAGCATATCATCGAATAAATCCGATACATCTACACTAACTTTATAATATGCCATAATTTGAAATTTTAAACGTAATTAGTTGTACCATACATCATTTGGCATAAGAGCCAATTTCCATCCATACTCTAGTTCATACCTTAATATTTTAAGGTCGTGACTCGTTACAGATGAAAGACCTACAAAGTTATTTTCGTACTCCATATCCAAACCATTTAGTTACCATACTTGTAATGCAAATAATTAGCCTCTGAGCCGAAATAAAGCTCGGTATCGCTCATATTTGCCTCCCTCAAGTCATTCTCTACATCTTTATAAGAAGGCACGCAATCCTTAACTCTTTGGCAGAACAAAGGATATTTTGAAGAAACGTCTTCTCCGTCTTCATTATAGATATTAATCTTATCTACATTATAATATGGATAAGAAGAAATATTTCCATATGAATGGATAACCTTTCTACTCTTAACGGACACCACGATTTCAGCAGGTTTGTTAATAGCATCAAACTCGCAAGTAAAATCATCAAGTTGCGCCTCAAAAGCCGCATCATTAAACTTTTCAGATAAGTTTTCAAAAAACTTTTTCACTTTCTTCTTACAGTTTTTATGGTGTGTCTCACCATTTTTAATTAGTAACCTTTATTTCTTAATTACGATGCAAAGATACAAAGAATATTCGAAATATGCAAGTTGTTTAATGTATTTCTTATAGCTTTTAACACTCTATAATAATACAAACAAATAATTTGCTGACGTTAACACAAAAATCCCCACCACTACATTATTATATATAGTGATGGGGTAAACACCAAATGGTATTTTGCCTTTGGGCTATTTTTCTTCCTTATCTACAATTTCAACGAAATCTCCAATGCCCAAACGAGCATTGTTGATGCAAGACGCAATCCAACCCATCAAGTAGGCTGAGGGCTCGCCGCCGTGTTCCAAGTCAGTATATTCCTCGATGGCATCGCAGACGTGAGAAGCTTCATGGCAGCAATAGTTCATCGACATAACCTTCTGACACGGAAACGAGACAAGAACGCCGCGCCTTCTGTCGCTCTTCCTGACAGCATCGGAATACGTAACGCCGCCGTAATCACTATCGGGAGCATTGCACTTGTCAAAACATGAATCTATCAGCTCTTTCAAGTCTTTACCGATGTGTACCCAAAGTTTCAAAGGGTAGATTCCGTTTCCGTATTCGTAATATCCTTTCTTCTTCATACCTCATCGTTTTTATGTTTTTCCCATCCTGCTTTTGAAAAGGCATACCAAGTATCACAAATGTCAAGAGCGAGAATGTAGCCTTGGTTAATACAAAAATCGCTATCAAAGCCTTCGATATGAACATACATCAGTGCTATAGTATCATAAGGAACACTACGACCTTCAAGACAAGGGTTTTTAAAATTCTTAGTCTTGTATAAACTTGTAACAATTGGCACTTGAAGAACGTCTGAAATATTCTTAGTGCTAATCTCTATCGACTTCTTAAACTTCTTCATATTCTCAACTATTTAAATTTCTCAAAGTAGAACACAATTTGTCTATCAAAGTGCTCTTCGATTAAACCATAAGCAAGCGACATCTTTACTTGGAAAGAAGCCTTACCATTAAGCAATCCTTTAGCCTGTCTAGTAATCTCCGAACGAAATTGTTCCAAACTCATATCACGCTTACGAAGATTACAAGACCTGCAAGATGGCATATAGTTCTCCATGGAATCATCGCCATGGAATACGACAAATTTTCCCTCCTTTTCGCTCCACCGAGAGTAGCAACCTCGATTTTTCGGAACAAGATGGTCAACCTGCATATCCTTATACTCTATACTCTTGCCGCAATAAGCACAATGCCCATCGTATTTGCGATATATTTTAAGTCTATCTTCTTTTTTCATATTCTCAACTATTTATGTTTTAAAATAACGCTGACTGCGCTTGTTGTGTAGAGTTTGTGTTGCTTGTAATGAGAGTTACAGCCTTAGAAGAATTTTACGGGCTGACATTCATCGATTAACTTGCGTGCTTCTTTAGCACACTCAGCCACGCATTTTTCGACTGCTTCTGTGATGTCTTGGATTTGCCCCTCACGCATATTGCCGTATTTATCGCAAGTATCGGCTATTATTTTGTAGAGAACACGATTTTGCAAAGCCTCCATATAGTCTACAAAATCCTTGCAAGTTTTGCGTCGAGGTTCTTGCACCCAATCAAGAAAGTCCTTCTTCCAGTCTTTCCATGTTTTGATTTTTATTACTATCATTGCTGTTTATATTTTTTATTTGTTGTTCTTGTGCCCTATATGATATTTGTTGCATATCCTACACCGATACACCGCCATACCTTGTGCCCGTAACTTCGGATTCTGATTTAGAAACTCCCAAGCATCATCCTCGCTTTCATAAGCTACCTTCGCCTTCCAAGATTGACCCTTTTTAACCCAATGCTCAGGATCTGGATGCAAATGACGAGGAATACATTTATTTCTTTTCTTCATAACTTCTTCAGAAATTTAAGTTGAAACCCTTCTGCCTTTTTTATTCCTGGGTATAGCTTCGTTAGAACCTCCCATGCTCTTGTCTTGTGCCGATGCCACATCGTAACCGGATGCACACGCTCACCACTTGGTAACACATAGAAATCTGCCTTAATGGTATCAATATGCTCATAGTTTGCAGCTTTATATATAGTTCCCTTGTTACCTATGGACGTATCGGCATAAGATATAAGGTACTTGATTTCCTTATGTGTTGCCCTAATATACTTATGCAAGAGAGATAGGCAAATCGTCTCGCTAAACTTTGGCATATCATCAGACAACCACATTCTGTCAAATTCCCTCACTTGATGGTAATCCAACACTTCGCCCTTTTCAGTCTTGATGTGAGGTCGGATTCCATACCCTATTTGCATTGCACCCCTTATCTTATCCTTATACAATACCAAAAGATTCAAGCAACTATTCTTCGTTACCTTGTGTGAAAAGTGATGAGGAACTATGATTGCATCTGCTTGCGCCTTATCGCACTCCATCAGCTTTATTCCCTTTTCCTTGCATTCGTAACCGATAACAAATCCGCAGAAGCCTAGCACTGGAGACTTGTTCAACTTTCTTCTTCTCATATCAATGATACCTCCAAAAATAACGTTTGAAATTATCTAGCAAATGCTCTATACAAGCTTTGATTTCGCCTTCTCTCAAGAATCGGTTGCAAAAACCTATCAATTCATCACGTACCAACCCTCGTTTTAAGGCTTCGTCTCTCATAGCTCTTATAAGAGCATCCGTTGTTTCTTTATTCCCATTTCTTACAACAGGATTGCAACAAAACACCTTGCACATATCCATAGTTTCAAAACAGACTTAACTGCCTACTCATATTCTTTAATTCGTTATTAGCAAAATCTACTTGACGCTGGTCTATTTCAAAGCCTATATACTTTCTTTCAAGGTTTACGCAAGCTCTTGCCGTTGTACCGCTCCCCATGAATGGGTCTAGAACAACATCACCAACATTTGTCGAGTTTCTAATTAATATCTCCATCAACTTTACAGGTTTTTCAGTCTGATTAATCAAACCATCCTTATCCTTGCGCTTGTTGGTTGGAATAGGAACACTCAGAATGTCAGATGTACCACATTCATTTATCGGTCTATCACCACCTTTGCGTAGCATGATGATATACTCTTTCTGTGCCATATAATAGCGGCCACATATTTTTGCGCACTTATCCCATATTAAGCATTTGGTAAAATGGAACTCACTCTTTCCTACCACATCAAGAAAGTGCATTAAATTATAATCATTACACATCAGATAGCAATGCGACCTGTCCTTTAATATCCGGTACAAATCATTGATGTAGTCCGAAATATCAATATCGTTACTCTTGAATATCTTGCCCTTTCTTGTTTGAGATTCCGTCCAATATCCTCCCATACTCCCTGAGCCACCCCTAGACTGAACCGGATAAGCCACATCGGAACATACGAGGTCTATGCTATCACTATCAATCAGCTTTAAAAGCTTTCGACAATCACCTTGATAAATTCTATTTAACTCCAGCATATCCAAACATATCTTTTTGATTAAACAATTCTTCCTTAATTCTTCTTTGTGCCACCTTGAAATAATCCTCATCCAATTCAAAACCAAGGTAATTCCGATTTGTCCGCATACAAGCCAGAGCAGTACTTGCGCTGCCCATAAAGCCATCAAACACCAAATCTCCTTCGTTCGATGATTTCAAGATGCATTGCATTAGCAAGGGGATTGGCTTCTCGTTCTGATGTACCAATTTATCTGATGGAACTCTATCAAAGTCCCACACGTCCTCCAAACGCTTGCCGTTTATGATTCGTCTGCCTTTATTCAAGTACAGGATTGGCTCGTAACATTGACCATATTGCGCATCTAAATCTCCAGCCGTATGGTTGTTCTTTCGCCAAATGAGCACATTCTTAATGGTAAACCCTGCATTCCTCGCTTGTTGCATAAAAAAGTCCAAGGTCTTGGCACTACAGAAAATATAAGCAGCACTATCATCCTTTAAAATCCGGTAGCATTCGCTCATATAATCAATAATCAATTGCTCATTATCATCATTGAGTATTTCCTTAGAGAAACGATGGTCGTCAGCTCTCCACCCAGTCTTGTAGGCTATGCAATACGGAGGGTCAGTAACAATCAAATCCACCTCCCCACTCTCTATTTGCTTCATTCCTTCTATACAGTCGGAATTGTATATTCTGTTTAATTCTAGCATATCAAATCTCTTTAATAGCGTTAACATAAGCTTCGTGAGCTTCTTCTTGCGTCCCAAAGCATCCGATATAAATTTTCTTCTTACCTATCTGGTACTGAGCTTGCCATTTTCTGTTGTTCTTATTCCACGTCACGCCCAAGTATACAGATGAAGTCTTCTTTGCTATAGCAGAATAAATCACATTGTATCTTGCGGTGCAATACTCCAAGTTGTCTACATCGTTATTCGTCTTGTCGAAATCCTTATGATTCACCATCGGCAACGCTTCTGGATTCTCCAAGAAAGCCTGAGCTACCAAACGATGTATATAAAACATCTTGCGCTTTCCGTTCTTGTAAAGCCATACCTTCAGATAACCTTTTGATGTCTTGCAAGGTGCGATTTCCTTTAATTGAGACGTTCTCCCAATAGTAAAAACATGTCCCAGCTTGCTAACATAATACCTTTCGTAATTCTTTATAGGCTTAATATCACCAAGAAACCTTGTTATACATTTATCTTTCATTGTTACCTCCTTTTTCAAAGAAACTTGAATATATGGCTTGCGCCTCCTTTGTATCTAGCAAATCAATATCATTGTAAAACCTTCTATACACAACGCACAGCCTTTCGTCATTTCCGGTTTCTCTTGCTTTAGCTATTTGCTGACAAGATTCCATTAAAAATGCACTTATCTTCTCGTAACTTCGTTTTTGTGTCTTCTTTAGCATATCCATGCTTACAAAGGTTTTGTAGTGGATGATATGCTTTTCGTGCTCGTATTCTGTGAGTATAAGCCCTTCCGGAATAGCAAATACAACTCTTCTTGTCTTGTCATCACTATAGAGCTGAACTGCACCTGTAAACGATGTATATATCTTTTGCAATATCTTGGCAATCGGTAAGTCTTTTTTCAAAAACCTTTCTGCAAATCTCTTCAGAAAATGAACGCTCATAGCAAAACAATCTTCGCTATACCCCTCGTTTCTACTCATAGGAATATACTCGTTGGTTTCCTTCAGATAAATGAACACACCGGAAGCAAATACATCGCCATGTTTTACACCTACAACGATGAAATAATCGGCATTAGGTGTAGCAAGCTCAAAGGTCTTTGTTATTTGTCTTACGTTCTGCTTTCTCATTTCACGTTTAAGCTCATTAGCTTTTCGCATCTGAAACTCATAGATTCTAGCTTCATCTAAGTTTCGTACTCTACGCATCTCTCCCGATGTCATACTTGCTGTTATCATGCGCATTCCTCCTTTTTAATCTTTGATAACCAACAATCCCAGATTCTTGTAGCTACATTAGCCATCATAACAGGAGGAACACACATTCCGCAAGCAAACCAAGGTTTCATGCCATTAAAGTCATAATCCATCGGAAATGTTGATGCTAAAATCGTATCATGTGCTGAAAGATAACTTGGATTATCATAATACACAAGTCTATCTTCCATTGCTGATATGGTATTGCATACCTTGTTCTTTTTAAGAAACATATTATTGAACATAGAAAGACGATTATCCATCCGCTTGACAATATCACCGATAGAATTGTCCTTTTCGTTTCTATACTCCCAATACTTCATCATTCCTTTAGGAATCTGTCTTCCATTATAGTCCGAGAACTCATCCAAGACAATTTCTTTCTCGTTGAAGTCCATATCTATCTTAGGCACTCGCTCGAACAAATCCTTCTGAACCATAAACGGCTCGCAAAGGTCTTTGCGTAATCCTAGAAAGAACACCCTAGGTCGATTCTGAGGAACACCCATATTACGTGCATTAAGCAACCAATGCTGCAAGATATATCCGGCATTATCCATCTGCTTGTAAATCTCTTTCACGTACTCGATAGCTTCACCTTGCAACAAACCTTGGACATTCTCAAAAACCACCACCTTTGGCTTTAGTTCTTTAGCAAGGTCAATAGAGTAGAAAGCCAAATCGTCAAGCCTTTGCGCCTTCTGACCTTCTCGGAATACTTTTTCCTTTCCCCAAGCCTTTTGGCGGTCACCTGCAATACTGAATACAGAACATGGGAAACTAGCATCCAATATATCCAAATTATGCAACTCTTCTTTCATAATATGCCCCCCCATATTGATATTGGTAATCAACTCACGAATATCACAATTGAAAGAATACTTGACATCGTGATTCTTCAAGTACATCTTCATAACCTTTGGGTCTATCTCATTACAGGCTACAACATCGTAGCCAGCTAGTTTGTAACCAAAGGAACTTCCACCTCCACAACAAAAGCAAGACATCACCTTACCTTTGTCTTTTGTGAAATTAGCATCTTTTTTAGTCCATCTATAAGGGAACTTGTGCTCGTTTTTATACATTTATCTACCATAAAAAACAATCGTTAATAAAAACCGATGTATAAAAATAACCACAAGTAATATGGTTGTAAAAAAGGGACTCTAACCCTTGAATTTAGATTCTGTTTTCTTCGGCAATGCGTCTTAAATAATCATCCGCTGCGTTATCATCTATTTTCGACTTAAGAGACATTCCTGTGTTATATCCTATCATTAAGGACACATTCTTGCTCTTTTTCTTGTTCTTTCCATATCGCCAGCCAAAGACCTTTCCTAGCCAAGCTATACCGACAATACTATCTGATACAACTATTGTCGGAAACAAAACAAATACTCTATATATCATCGCAATCTAATTGAGAGTTAAAAATATATCTATTCTGATTCAACCAAAGCTCCACGTAGTCAGCCTTGATTTTCAGAAATTCTTCGTATGTGTAGCATTTCTGCTGCTTACCACCTTTGTTCCAATAATAGGCAACTCCTCCCAAAGAAAAGAAGTCTATCAAGTCCATTTCCTTTCGCTCCGGTTCTTCACGCTTTTTCTTTTGCCTATATCTACTTACAGCAAGCAATATGAGACAAACGCAAAGCAACATGGAAACCAGTATCTCGAATATCAACCTTACGTCTTGCATCTTATTTTAAACACAAAAACACGAAACTACCGATTGCAAAGTCAAAGGAATAGTGACTCGGACTGCCTTTCGGTATAGTCCATCGGGTTTCGTGTCTCTAATATCTTATCAATTTCTTAAATCGCCATTTTATCCTTTTTTGTTCTGCGCTTGCAAAGATAAATAATATTTCGCTAACTTGCAAGCGTTTTAGTGCTTTTAATACTTTATTTACATTATTTTAAACTTATCCTTTTTTGAAGTTCATTCCAAACTCTTCTTCCGTTACCTCATACATTACATCACCACATGCTACTCTTTGCTTGTCTTTTGCCATCAGTAATAAATTTCTATAAGGTATCTCTTTCACGACTTCTTGGTAAGATAAGTGCAGACTATCCATAAAAGATGCAATCTGTCCTAAGAGTGTATCGTTACCTATGGTCGTGGTTTTGCTATCATCCTTGCCGCACTCTTCGCCAAAATTGATAGCGTCTGAAAATCCTTTATAGAGATTAAGGAATAAGCCGTTTGTAAGCCATTGACAACCTCTTCAAGCGTTCCTTTAGATAATTCATCACTAATGGATTCATCGCCTTGTATGAATACGGACAACGCCTTGCAAGCATCATCCAAATTCTTAAGCATGCATAAGACTTCCGCTAAGGTCTTGCCCTCTTCGAAACTATCAAGGTATTTAGCCGCCTTGACCAATTTTATAATTGTAGGTGGTGAAACGTAATAAGCCCTTCCATTCACGATTATCGTTACGGTGTCCTCTCCAAGAATTGCATCCGTAACTAATTTACTTGCCTTACTCATGGTTCTGAATATTAAAAAAGGGGAACGGCATTAACACCATCCCCCTCTATCATTTGTTGCCTATGTCTTATTCTTGTTCTACAACCGCAGAGCCTTCCCATTGGTACTCGCCAGCCACACCATCGATCTCGCTTTCCATAGCAACGGCAGAAATACCCAAAGTGATATTCTTATCCTGCTGGTCACCCTTGGCAACGATAGCCGCATTTGAGAAAACGATGTAGTTCCCTGTCTTGGTCTGAGCAACGATACACTTGTTGATATTAGCCAAATCTTGGCTAGAAGACCAACCTACTGCATCTGCCTCCGTTGTAGTCTCTTCTCCAGTTGCCTTGTACATCTTACCACCCTGCAAGTCTACCTTATTCTTCCATGAAAAGACACCAATAGAGAATGTAATTGTCTTAGCACCCTCATCGGTCTTGTCACGATAGTAAACCTGTCCGTTCAGCTCGTTCTTGTACTCGGTAACACTAGGGTCATCCTGAGAATATCCCCATGTTCCCTCATGGCTGTTCTTAACCTCTGTAGCGGTTTTCAACCATGTAGCCAACTTAGCAGGTGTATTTGCCTCGGTAAGAGGAGCACCATACCAAATTCTCTTGATTCCAATAAATGGTTTCATCTTATCTTACGTTTAATGTTTCAAAATCAATAGTAATGTTTGCGTAATGGCAACTCAACCTACTCTCTTGCTCTATGCCGTGGGAGCGGATAGAATAACGATACCATACATCCTCAACTTTTCCGACCTCATTGTCGGACAGGGTTTGAATAGCCTTCTTTAAAAGCTCGTTCAATTGAGGATTAGCCTCGCCCTCCATATCTTTGAGCAATATGTTTACCTCTATAGTACAATCGTTGAAATATGTCTTATCTGCACTCATGCGCTTAGGAATGATTACTATCATGCCTTCATCAGGAATCTTCTCACCGACCATAGGTCTTTCCCCTTCAAGTCCACCCTTTATCAGATGTCCTTTCAGTCTTCGTTCCAATCCCATAAGTTCCAAGTCATCATAGATTACATGACCAGCATCTATTTCTGTTATCATCGCATATCTTCGATTTCTTTCTTGATATACTGAATACCCGAATCTATAACATCATACCCCCTAGAAGAAACATCAGACGCATATTCCGCTTTGTTGCCAAGGGTCAAGGTGTGGTCATGTACATTACTATAGTTAGACCTTCTGAGATTACCTGTGCGGTTTCGGTAGTTTCCGTTAGCCTTATCTAGCTCAACAGCAGTTTTACCTAACCTATCAAGGAATTCATCTACTTCCCTTTCTCCCTGCGCAAAGAAAGCGTCTATCTCATCCTTTATAACATCAGACATAGATACTCATATAACCAAGATAATTGCACTTAGGGGCATTATAGACCTTTCCACCTCCTCGGTAACTTCCATCATCGGAATATACTTTGACTTCATCACCTTCGGAAATCTGGCACTTGTCACAAACAATATGATATTTCGGTGTATATATGCTACCATTATCGGTAGTGAAATGCTCGGTAGAGTTGTCATCGCACCGACAACGCCCCATTTCTTTCCATTCCTCAGAAGAGCTAATGACCTCGTTGTACTTGTTGACAACCTTATTCACGAACTTTTTCTTTAATATATGAGGGGAATATAACATAACCTAGACATTTACCAAATATCAGACTTATCCGTGATAGTGGAAAGCCCTAAAGCTGCCACCACTTCATTATCCGGAGTAACACCATACTTACGGCAAAGCCACATATAGTATTGTCCTATCCTAGAGTAGTCCCAAGAGACAGAGAATCCATTTTCGTTCACATTGCTCATATATGGGGCAAGCATAAGTTCCTCGATTACGGAAATCATCGCCTTGCCTACAACCTGCGAATTATCAGACGTATATTCTTCGTCAAGGTCTATACCTAACGAAATATCTTCCAATTGAGCATCCGTTATGTTCCAAGCACGCAACTTCTGCGAAATGTATTCTCTTATCTTCATGTGACATCATTATTTCTGAGCCTGACTCATAGCCTCAGCGATTTTCTTTGCAGCCTCTTGCTCGCTCTTAGCCTTTTCGTCAAGCTCCTCTTCTACATTCTCCTTTTCAGAAGTCTCTTCGGTTGACTCGGCAGCATCCTTTTTTGGGGTTTTCTCCTTTTTAGTCTTGCTCTCCTTCTTCTCCTTTAAGACTTCCTTCTTAGGTGTCTCTTCTGATTTTTTATCTTCATCCTCTTTAGGATTTTCTTTTCCATCATTCAAGACTTCCTTTTTAGGAGTATCTTTAATTTCCTTATCGTCTTTTGGAGATGCAGAACTATTATCGTTCTGCACCTCCAACATCTTGCAAAGCTTACGTTCGATAAGGGAGTTCATGCGTTCTTCGTCAAAGTCCAAGATTGCACCTACTTCATAGATGGTGTTAAAATGGAACTTATCACGGAACGGACTAATTACCTCACCTCTCATAAGCCTAACCTACTGCTTGTGTTGAGTCCAAAGAATAGATAGCATCAACGTTATTCAAGATAGGAACAACCATTGCTTGTGAGCTGGTGAACTCACGGAGTGGGTCGTTGGTAGAATAACGACTAGCCAAGATATACTCATCGGCTGACTGATAAGTAACACCTGCAACTGGTCTTGTAGCTTCGGCTACGTTAGTCCAGAACAAATCACCAAGGTTATCATAGCATGTAAAGGTCATGTGACCCTTAGCCCAAGGGTTGTGTGTTCCCTTCTTGCCGTTAATCTCGGTCTTGATTGTACGGGCTACACGTACCAAGTTAGTCTGCCACTTATTTCTGAAGATAGAAGCAATCTGCTCAAAGCTCAAAATAGGAATATTGCTATTACTATTGGTTGCAATGCCTTGATTGAAGGCAAACTGAGCACGAACCTGCTTGTTCTTGCCAAGCAACTTGATTGTGTAATCATCAAGATAACAAGTAGTGATGGTATTTTGGTCTTCCATCGCCTTGTCGTAAACCAATTGGATGTCATCAAGAGGAGTTGCATCCTCTGCGTCCCAAGCCTTAGCACCGTGACCGAACTTATTCTTCTCGGCAAAACCTACATCAATTCGGATACCAGTACCACCGGAACGAGTAGCCAAAGCTACACCTGTTGACAGCTCACTGAGGAACATATCTTCAATACGCTCGTAAACCGCCTGAATACAACGAGGAAGGTCTGCAAACAAGTTACGCAAAATCTGTGGCTGAGGCAAACGTTGCGCAATCATGTTATCCAAATCCTTAAGCTGCTTCTCTGACATGTAAAGCTTCATACCAACCTTTGGGATTTGACCCTCAGCGGTTGAAACCTTATCACGGCTCTTCAATGGAAGTTCTGCATCCATTGATACAACATCAGCAGCAACTCGTGTGTATTCCGCAGTAATTGATGCCCAGCGTCCGTCCTGACTATATGTGTTAGTCAAGTGGTCTCGGTACATATAGGTCAATGCAGTCTGATTCTTGCCGTTCAACTTCTCTACTACACTTGCAACAAGTTGTGGGAAGTATTTATTGACCAACTGAAAATAAAGTGATTTTTCCATCTGTTATCCTCCTTCTTTTAGTCTTTGTCCATGGTTGCATCAGACTCATCGAACTTGTTTGCATCCTCATCGCTAACCAAAGCAATCTTTGGCATAGCTGTAAGGAACGCATCCGGATAGTCTGCACCATTTGCAGCCTTAGCTGCTACCTTGTTAACTTGTCCAGCAGTCATAATTGCCGCTGGCTCACCGTTCAGAATGGAACGATAGAGAACACCCGCATACTTGTAATGCTCCAATGGGTCGCTGGCAGTACCCAAAGCCTTATAATTGTCTGTTTCAATAGGCAATGGCTTGTAAGTTCCCTTACCATCTGTCACGATAACACGACCTGCGTAAAGAACTTCATCTTTTACGCCTGTCCAATCCAAAGCACGACCGCCCTTGATGTCGCCTTCCCATTTCTGGATAATGACGGAATCCTCACCAAAGACAATTTGCTTTTTTGTAGTCTTCAATTCCTGATTCATGTTTTTCAATTTTTAAAGTGACTGAACTAATGATGCGGCTACATTGTCAACGTCCTCCTTTGTTGGCTCGCCCTCGCTAGCACGATAGCTGCCCCCGAATTGTGGTTGTTGCAACGCCTTGTAGTTGTTCGCTACCTTGGAGAGGTATGTTTCGATAGCTTCATCTGTAGCATCATCGCTCAAGGTGAAACCCTCGTTGATACGACTTTCGGGAATGCCCAACTCCTTAGCCTTTGATAAAATCTTCGCATCGTGGTCTGCCTTTGCCTTTGCCTTTGCAGCAGCCTCTTCCTTAGCCTTAGCCTCCTCAGCTTGCTTTTGGATAGTTTCTTGCAATTCCTTAATGGTCTTGCTTTGCGCCTCCATCTGTTCGTTGTAAGTCTTGGCTTGGTCTGTGTTCTTCTGAGTCAAGGTCTCAACGAGTTTCTTGAACTCTTCACGTTCCTTGGTTCTTGCTTCATCTGAAGCTTTCTTCTCTGCTGCCTGCTCTTCAAAGTATTTTTTGAGATAATCCGGCATTTCGTTTTTCTTTGCCAATTCCTCCAAGCGTTTCTTTTCGGCTTCTTCAGCGGCTTTCTTGGCTTCTTCGTCAGCTTTCTTCTTGGCTTCTTCTTCAGCAGCCTTGCGTTCAGCTTCTTCTTTAGCCTTCTGTGCCTCCTCGAACTTTTTCTTGGCATCGGTAACTCTGCGGTCATTGTCCCTTTGCAAGGACTCCAAAAAACTCTTTTGACTAGCAACCACTGTCTCGATGTTGTCATCAGTAACAAGCCCCATCTTATCAAGCATTTCGGCATGTGCCTGAAGAACTTCATCACCTAACCCAAGAGACTTATACTCTTGTTTTAGTAACTGGAAAATTTTATCTTTCATTCTTTCGATATATTTGTTAAAACTAGTGCAAAGATAATACGAAAAGAATAATTAACACACTAATCCGTTTGCAAGTGTCTCACTTTTGCTTAAAAGTGAGTAATAACGGCATTTTTAAGCGATTTAAGGCTATTTTATCACATATACGAATAATTTATAGCAACACAAAATAAACACCTTATATAACAAAAAACGCCAAATATCCTCACGGACATCTGACGCTTGTCGAATAAAAAGAACCTAAACATTAATCTTCTAAAAGTTTATTACATTTCTCATATAACCCAAATGATTCAAATTAGAATAGAACCGTCCATCACGCTCTATGAATTTACCGGACTTCACAATCTCACCATTATGCAACATTGCAAACTTAGAACCATGAGCTGTCCATTTGTTCATTTCTTTCATATGTTCATCAGAACCCCAACCATATTTCTTGATAGTAGGATAAATGAAACGTTCAAAACAAATCTGACTATCCGTTTTATCATGCTCGGAGCAGATCGGGAGCACCCCATTATGGGCGAACCAATAACCAGCCTTGTAGAACGGATGGCAATTCTTGACACAGACAGAACCATGAGTAGCAAATCTAAAATGTATGATTACATTCTCATTTATATCTCGCTTCATTAATCTACGTATAAATGTAGAGAAATGCAAGCTCTTATAATGGTCAGACTCGCTCACAAATCCGCAACCATCGGGATTTCTCATATACGCTGCCTTCAGCTCATCTACGGATGGCAAAGCAACACCTTTCGGACATACAATAATAACACACATATCTTTACCCTTTCTTTTTCTTAATAATACTTTGATTTATTTGTGCCCTAGGGATTTAACCCTAGGACTGCATCAATTAATCGTTATTGGCTGCAAATGCATCCTTACGGCTCTGGAAGAAAGCCTTCTCTTCTTTATTCAAGAAAGGTATATCTTCGATGTTCATAACCTCACTAGTGAAGACATTGTTACGAGACCAACCGACAAGCTTTGCGCAGAACTTAACCCACATTTCAATCTTCTTGTAATTAGTTGAACCTTGATGCTGGCGAAACTCTATAGTCTTGTGACGTGTATAGCTCTCAGCATTTACCTTGTAATATCTGTCTCCATAAAAAACACTACGTCTTATATCGTAATTGTCGTGGCAATTAGAGAAATCCTTGTCAAGCAAGCTGGCTGCCCAACGGCAATTACCTCTTCTTGAAGGAGCCATAAAACTATCAATCAATCTTTCAAGCTTCTGATAATTCTTGAAGACGTTAACATACTGCTCGCCTGTCAACTTAGCTGCACCAATATGAACGTGAAGACCACAAGTAGAATTTACTCTTGCACCTACGGCATCCAAAGACTTGATAGCCTTCTTCAAAGTTGCCATACCATTTGTATTGCCATTCAATACCGGACTAACAACCTCGTTAGGGTCAACATCACCCCCAACTGAAGCATCACTAACAATCTTGAAATAACTCTTGTTGTCGGTGTGGTTATAGCCCTCAGAATGAATATCAACACCATTCTGATGACCTGCCTCTATCAAGGCATTGCGCTCGGCATGAACACATTCTATCTCAACACCGAATGTATAAACAAATCTCGTTGAAGTAGAACCGCTAGGTACATAGACCTTCAACATATCGGAGATTTCTTTCTCACGAAGACCGCAAGCCTTCAATGCAACAATCTTTTCGTTGCGAGGCATCTTAGACTTCTTGATTTCGTCAATAGTCTCGATTAATGACTTCTTTGAACTTGCGAATGAAAAACCAGTCTGCTTAGACATAATCAATTGTGCTAGTTGTTTCGGGTCTTACCCCTTGGTGTCGCTCTCACCTTATTGAGTGAAACTTGTCACTCGGCAAATCAACCAACTTATCTTGATTGACGATGCAAAGATACGAATAAGTTTTGAAATATGCAAGTTATTTAATGTTTTTCTTTTGTATTTTAACCTTATGTAACTGTTATTTGGGTCTTGTTAACATTTCAGCTTTTATTTTACCTTATTATATATGTAAAAGGCTTCGATGTTCACACACCAAAGCCTAAAAAACTTTACTAACTAATTACCAATTTTTATCGACTATCTTTTTAAATCATCACCAATATCTTCTTCTACTCCCAAATCCGGTAGTCTGTCATACGCTTTTTGGTCATCACCTCCTTCAGACTTAACACCTAGTAGGTAACCATTCCGAAAAGCATAATATACCAGCTTTTCCATATCTTTAGCCGTTGCGTTATCTGTCAAATGCAGCGTGGCGTACAATCCCATCAAGAACTTTCGTACATCTTTTGGATATACCTTGTTGTTCATTTCTAAAGCGACTGCCATTCTTAACGGACTTTTCATATTCTTCAATTTTTCGTTAAACCATCAAATGAAGCACAATAGAGAGCCATTCCGCTTGTTCACCTAGTTCATAGACTTATTCACAACTTTATTCGTCTCATCTGCTTCCTACGTTTACCCGTTGACAGATGTCCGAGATTCCAACAAAACAAACATCACGGCTCTCTTCTTGTGTCTCATTGTGCCAACGGAATGATTCGAACCTTCGACCCTAGGATTAAAAATCCTATGCTCTGCCACTGAGCTACGAAAGCGTAAAGGAATGATTGGATTCGCACCAACGCCCCCTTAGTTACCAAGCCAAGTGCTCTACTACTGAGCTACATTCCTCGTATTATGCAAAAAATTCTCGTGGTGCAAGGGAGATTCGAACTCACCGAACCCACAATGGGAATAGATTTACAGTCTATCTTCTTTAACCGCTTGAATATCGCACCTTTTGTGGAACATATACCAATTCCACCTTGTTGCCCCAAGCGGATTCGAACCACTAATGACAGAACCAAAACCTGTAGTGTTGCCATTACACCATAGGGCAATTTAGTACTGCATAAAGGATTCGAACCTTTGAATACCAGCGTGAAAAGCTGGCGACTTAACCACTTGTCTAATGCAGCAACTAGGGTCTCTCACCCTTATAAGAGTTTCCTTGTTATAGTCTAGCTGAGCTGGGGAACTTGGGAACCCTGCCGTAAACTCCTAAGTCTTGACTTATTATGGTAGAAGCGACCTCTCAGAAGGTCATCTGTTTCAAACACGATGCAAAGATAAGCATTTTTTCTTATTCTTGCAAGCGTTTTAGTGTTTATTTATATTCTTTTGATGTATTTTACATCATTTATCCTTTCGAAGAATACCACAAAGGGTTTCTACAAGTTTCTTTGCGTCATCACCTTTGATTTCGATAACATTTGAAAATCCATCAGGAGCATCCTCGCCTTTCTGTTCCTTATCCAAACGCTTACGGAGAGCCAAATCTGGATTCTCTACCAAGATAGAGTCCAAAGCATAATTGCAAATGCGGCTTGCAAGTTCCTCGTTACCATTCGCATCACGCACAAACTCATTCTTTCCTTCAAGAATATCCATAATCTCGTTGTACTCTTCAGTATTCTCACAATTACGTGAAAGCATACCAATTACCTTGTAGCGGTCAATCTCAAAGCTGACCTTTAATTTGTCTTTATTCATTCTTTCTATTTTTTTAATAATTAAACATTATACCAAAAACCCCTTTCATAATAAAGTCCTCCCTTTACCTCATATCGGATAGCATATGACTCTTTGCAAAGCTGACGGATTCGTATATACAAACGTTTGTCCAACTCTTCTTCAAACAAAAGAGACAATTCCTTCCAATTGTCAACAACAGGAGCAAACCAAGGATATTGCTTCTTTACAACCTGTAGCTCATCCAAGGTTACGTGTCCGTATTCTACCATGTCATAGCATCTACGGAAGTCACTATTGTCTTTAGGAATATCCAAATCTTTCTTTCTTTTTACCCCCATCAATGCACTCCACATAGTCATTGAAGAGATACCAGTATCACAAGTGGCTATCCACTCTATCATTCTTTGCTTGTTCATCTTCTTTTATATAAATCACGCTAAATCGCTTTATTAACTCTTCACATGCTTCTTTAGTTATGATACATTTCTTTGAATCTTTAATGCCAGTAACCTTTTCACGAATAGCAGCATTCGTGTCGTACACTTCTTGTAGTTTTTTCTGAAACTCAATTACGTCTTCGTTGGTGAGTTTACCTTTCTTCTCAACAATCTTGTTTGTTATATCCTTATAAACACATTCGAGTTCAACATATAAACGAGCTTCTAACTTCACCATTATTGCGTGTACAAAAGTATCATAAAGTCTTTCCATCTTGTATTTCCTCCAAAAGTCTTTTGATTTCCTCGTTTTCTTTATTATCTATGCGAGCCTTTAAGATACTCTTGAATGCGGCATCCATTGCATCGTATCTACTGGAATATTCCTTACCATCCGTATGACACAAGCCTTCCTCTACACACCATGATGTAGTTTGCCAACAGAACTTATCTTTCGAAATGTTTGCAACACAAATATAGTAACCGAAATGCTCTAAAAGCCAATCAAGCACCATATCATAGCTTGGAGCGGATATTGCCGGATGCTTACTATTCAACTTTAAGGCAGCAGAAAACTCAATATTGGATTTCTCCCACTCGGAATTGGAGTAAGCAATATAACTGCCGTAATGCTCATTATATTTTCCACCCTTACGAATGCCACCCTTTGCTGTCCAAGGACTAGCATAAGCCCAAAATTCTGCTATCTTCTCATCGTAACCAACCTCCTTCAGAAGTTTGGCTATCTCAAAGGGAACTACCTTTGGTTTTATCGTCTGCTTATTTGCCATTTTCCACCCTTTTTAAACTGAACCCGAATCAGACTTATCTAATTCATCAATTGCCTGTCTAAGCAAAGGAAGAACCTTGTCCAAGTCTTCGAAATCCGGTACGACTTCATTCACTCGCAAGATTGCTTGACCTAACAAGCTCTTAATCTTTTCTCTGTCCATTGCTCTTCTCGGTTTGTTTCTCTAAGTCTTTTAAATCTACCTTCTCAAATCGAGGAACTGGCTTACCATCAATCTCAACATTACCAAAGAACATTTCCTTTGGTCGCACCCAAACTTCATGCTGTCCGCACACTGCTTGATACGCAACCTTAGCTTCAGAAGTCTCGCTATCAGTAACCTCACCAAGGTACTCATAGAAATTGCCCTTATAGTGTCGGTAAATCGGCTTACTGAATCCACCATGCAGCCAATCGGCTTTGCCGTTGATTTTCACGTACTCCCTTACCGCATCGCACTTACAGGACTTATTCAGCTCTTCTACCCAATCAAAGAAAGCTTGTTTGTCCTTTATCTCTTCACTTGATACCATGAAGAGATAAGTGCAAAGAAGCATCTTACCTGCATCAGTATCATATTTCTTGTTCACCTCTTCAGCTAATTGCATCATAGGTGTATCTAAGCGATAATTCCAACTCATAATCTACCCTTTCTTACTTTTTAAATTTGCCAAATCCTCTTTCAAACGTAGATGGAAATTATCTTCTCCATCATCACCGGAAAGAAGCCAATCAATTCTTTGGGCATAAACCTGAGCTTTCTTCAGAAGTTCAATACCCTTTTTGAATTCCTTGATAGTCTCTTTAGATAAGCCATATCTGTTAGGCATCGTATGATGATGTTTTCTAACATACTTGTCTTCATCCTCTTCTAACCATCGGTCTTCGAGAAAGCATCTTTCGTCTTCCTCATCCAATGGATGACCATCAACATAATCTTCTATCTTTGTATATATGTCAGCAATCCGATACTGAGCATAATCAAAACGTCCACCACTCATTGACTTTTAACTTCAAACTTGAACTTACTTCAATGCACTCAACCTCGCTTCTAGCTGTTGGATTATGTTATCTATAGTCTTTCCCCTATAATCAATAGCAATATCTTCCAGCACCTCAATCTGAGCCGCAATTTTTAATCTTTCTCTTACTACTGTCATAATCAAACTTGTTTATTATGATGCCGTGCTTGCAAAGTTGTAATGCACGATATAAACATAACCGCCATACATCTTTCCGATTGTTACTTCAACGAAATCAAAGATAATGTCGCCATCCATCTTGTAAGAAATCAAAGGTTCAGTTGGGAATGCATGGTGTTCTGTGTTGAAACGATACACTTCTTGTGATAGTAACTGCTTGAATACATCAACCTCACCATCCTTTGAAAAAACACCTTTAAACTCATCTTCATTGTCAATTGCAACAACTACTCCAAGTTCACTTCTGACACATACACCTTCATTTCTACCACTTTGTTCATTATACAAGACAGGTAATGTGTAAACACCTCTTGATTCTTCCATATGCTAATTCTTAATTTTGTATTTTGTTTTTATCCTTCAAGTTGCTTACATTGAGCTAAGTCTATTGCGTACGCCCAACGCTTAGGAACAAAAGACATCGTAGGTACGAACCTATCCGCACGCTCAACACATACATCTTGCGTCCGGTAAATCAATCCGTCTGAGCCTTTTACTTGCAACTCTACTAGAATTGTATGGTCTAGCATCGGGAACTTATCAATATCATGCCAGACTTCACCGCCTTCAAGAAAGGTAGGCTTTATATGGTTCATCTTTGCCATAAAGTACTTCATGTAAAATGTTTGACTTATATTCGTTAGTTATGGTCTCGCAACTACCAAAGCACCACAAATCCTTGGATTGCTCCTTGTGTAACCTTGATGACTTTATATAATAGCCATTGTTGACATCATAATGCTTACGTACCATGATATTGTCGTTTACCACTCCGACCTCATCATCCGTAATTACATAGAACATTCGACCATCACTAAATGCATTTAAGCCTTTATACACTCCATTAGAGACAACCATCTTTTCATAGCTGTTCGTCTCCCAGTTGGCATAATCCCAAATGGTTTCCAAATCATCATCATTCAGAAGATTATTATCAATAATAACCTTGCCGATAACCTTGAATTTGCCATCTTGCATCATTGCCTCAACGACAAATTCATCGGCAGCGTTGAAATCGCTAATCTCTATGGGTCTCATAATACTTGTGCTTAATATTCTCGTAAATCACCCTCTTTGCTGCCTTTGCTCTTCTGCTATTATCAGAAAAGACATCATCATACAAAGACATATCTTCACTCTCAAAAGCCACATGCTCCCCTTTGTAGCAAGCATCAAAGCGGCATCCTTTTTCGGACTTAGCCGCAGTAAACTTTATCTTACCAAACTTAATCTGCATAAGCCCTATCCAAGAAAATAAATTAATGATACTATTTCAAGAGCAAATAAAAACGCTAACGCATTCTCAATTGTGAATACCTTTTTCATTGTTTCAATACAGTTTTACGTGTGTCTCACGCTCTAAATTTATATTGTAAGGGGATTTTATATCCCCTTTGTTATTCTTACTTTAAAACTCGATAAGTTTCGTCGAAATCGTGAAAACTCTTCAAGTAACCTTTCTCAGTCAAAGAGTTTAAAATTTCTTTCAACTCATCCTTGGTATTATCCAAATCGAAATCATACAACTCAGCAAATGTAAAGTACTTGTTACCACCAATTACATCAGCCATCACTTCGATGTTGCCATAAACCATTGTCTCTTTCTTACTCAATCTAGTATTCATAACGAATCACAGTTTTTACGGTGTGTCTCACCTTTTTAATTAGTAACCTTGTTTCTTAATTACATTGCAAAGATACAAAGAATTATCGAAATATGCAAATTATTTAATGTATTTCTTTTATATTTTAACGCTTATTATATATGTGGGCACGAAATTAACTTTCTGTAGCAGAAAAAGCCAAAGAATCCACCATTTCGTTATACATATTACCTCTATGAGCCTTAACCCAATGGTATCTTATCACCTTGCCTTTCGCTACCTTATTATATATAGGCTGTAAGTCTCCTAACTTGCAAGCCTGTATTCTCTCTATAGCCACTTGGCAATCCACATATACATCAACAGAACACAAAGGAGGGCAATCACCCAATGCTTGAATGACCGCCCTTATTTCGGCTCTCACCGAATCGTTCACTTTGGCTGTGATAAATGTATATTTCCCACTATTGATAATCGCTCCCTTATGAAGCACAAGCCAACCGCAACCACACTTGTTGTTCTTACTAGAGCCATCAGCATACACTTCATAGCGCACACCTTTAGCCTCATCAACAATCATCTGAGCAACAACCTCCAAAGCGTCATTGCTCATCACCTTGGCTATTTGCTTGGCTTTCTTCTTCATAAGCGATTAAATCAAACCTCGTTCCTTGAACTCATTCATCAATGGTGTTGCCAAGACCTCAATATCTGGATGAGGCTTTCCGGTCGTACCAAGGCTTCTCAGCTCGAAGAAATGCTTCCAATCGCTCACAAATGCGGTATGAATCAACTCCGTGTTGGTATCAAGAGGAAGTATTGTTCTCGCATCCTGTGGCTTAAGACCATCATCCTTGACCAAAGACAAATACATCATTTCGCATACTCTATTTGCAAACCACCATTTTTCTACCGGACTCCAATGTTCATAACTACCGATGTTCTTTGATAGGTCAACAAATGTTCCACCATCAAAAGACAATGGATTAACCGCATCATTTTCGCTAACCCACTTTGGCTTGTTGATAGCAATCTCGCCTCCGAACTTATCTTTACTATAGTTGCAATATCGGGTGCTTTGTTCCGCTACGGAATCTACACGATGTCTGTTAGCCTCTCTACTTACCGCAATCTGAGTAGTAAAACGGACTGTTATTCGCTTCTCATGCCATTCCGTAGGCTCGCAAATATAGTCCAAATCCTCAAACCAGTTATTTTCAACTATCACTCTGTAGTTGGTTGTGATATAGTAGTCACTGCCAATCTGCATCACCTTTGAATATTTGTTCTCACGATAGTGCTTGACCAATAAAGACTCCGGTACAAAAAATCCTTCTTCATAGGCAACATGGAGGTAAATCGTTCCATGCTCACACATGGCAAGATGATTACTGCTTACCATACGCTCAACGAAAGGCTTTGCGCTTTCTTTATCAATCTTCATACTTGACGCATAACATGTACGACCGCACAACTCTATCTGTTTATAAACTCCATCCATGCCCTCACCTTGGGATAGGATTTCATATCTCGGTTCTAATATCTTCATGTCCTTATAAGTTTTGAAATTCGACCACAAAGATAACTATTATTTTCCACTCTACCAAAAATTAACACTCAGTTTAACAACACTTATCTATATTGTGAAAAACAAAAACTTTCACCCCCAAAAAGAGGAGAGTGCATCACGCATTCCCCTCTTACTTTAACATGGCACAAATTAAGTTTACAATCTACTCATCTTATCTTTCAATTCGTGTATATCATTGAATGCTTGCAACATAGGCTTATGCCAACGCTCTTGTCGCTCATCAATCGACTGCAAGTACATTAAGCTTTGTGCAAGGATAGTCCTACCCTCATCAACAGCTAACCAAATGTTACCTACATTACCCATTATAGTATTCACGCTAGCTGTTAGTAAGCTACTCTCTGCGCCACCATCACGAGCCGCAATAGCATCCAACTTGGTATTTATGAGCTTTGTTTCCTCATACGTTCCCTCTGTTGCAATTTGTACCGCAGTGAAACGACCATTCAACTCTTCTCCAGTATCTTGGCTCATTGATTCAAAAGAACCGGAAGAAGCGGACTGCTCGTAAGATTGCTTATAGCCCGTTATTTCGGCTACTTCATCTCTAATCTTCAGTCCTTCTTGAACCATTTCATCATACTTTCCCTTCAAGGCAGTTATATCTGTCTTTGACAATTTACCACCATTTGCCTCAGCTCGTTCCGCCCATTCGTCATAGAATGCTTGCATATCATTTTCCAACAAATCATCCACCTTAGCTTTCAGAACGGCTTGCATAAGCATCTTGGAGAAATTATCAGAGAAGTCTTGAGCAGAGGAATTCATATCCATCAAAGTATCTATAAACTCGCTCTTCAAACTATCAAAAGATATTTGCGTCAAGCTTTCTGCAAGGTCATCAGCAATTTCCTCTAATGTTCCAGCCTCAGCCGCATAGTCTTTCAACTTTTCAAGAACTCTACCTCCATAGCCACCCTTACCTGTATTCTTGATAGCCTCAACCATATCTGGATTCTGCAAAATGGCAGCTGCTTCATCAGCAGATTGCAAGTCGTTAAGATTACCATTCCATTGTCTGCCTATTGCATCGGACACCTTTTTGATTTGCTCTTGCGAAAATCCTCGGAAATAAGCGTTAAAACTGTGATGAGAGCCATGATAACCCATTTGCGCCTCCATGATACTCTTTAAATTTTCTTCTTTCTCCTTTTGGAGGTTTTCGGCTTTTTTAGCATCCTCTACGGCTTTAATACCACTATTCTTGTCTATAGAGTCTCGTAACTTGTCTATAGCATCCGTCAAGATTTCATTTCTATCCGTCAATTTATCTATAGTCCGGTTTACTTCTTTTGCGTTTCCACTAACTCCAAACAAACTATTGAAGCCACCAAACGATATTGTATTGAGAATATTGCCAATACCGCTTACCAAAGACCCTCCTATCTGTGTGATAAAATCACCACTTAGGATATTCTTCAATATACCATTGACCGCATTCAGAACTGTATCAATCAAGCTGCTAATCAATGTTCCGATACCATCCTTCAAAACATCAAGTATCTTCAAAATGGCAGCAACAATTTGGCCTATAAGTTCGGCTTTTGACAATCCTTCACTTAGCGCATCACCAGCTTTCTTGCCAGCGTCTGCGGCTGCGTCTGCGGCTTCCTTGCCCATATCCTTCAGACCATCAGCCGCTTTCTTAGCCTCATCCAAAGCTTTCAATCCGTCAATTCCACCTTTAAGTTGGTCGAAACTATCCCAAAGAGATGCCAAATCGGATAGTCCGGAAGTTGAAAGGAACTCATGGATAGCGGAAATCGGTTGCGTTACATTCTGTGTGGTTTGTGCCAACTTCTGACCACTTGAACGAACCTTTGTGTTAGCCGTAACTATCTTCTTGCCGGACTCCGCTAACTGACCTTGAACTTTATTCAAATCATTTTGCAATCTAGCTTGCTCTGCGACATTGCCCGATTTTTTCGCATTCGCTATCTGATTTTGCAAATCCTTAATTCGAGGTATAAGCTCGGTTTCCGTTTCCGTATATTCCTCTTGTGCAATTTTCGCATTCTTCAGAGCCTCCTGATAAGCTACAACGTCCCTTGCAAGGTCTTTCCAACCCAAATCACTTGTATTACCAATCGAATTACGGATATTCTGCATAGCATCAACGATACTCTTCTGCTGGTCTGCACCCAAATTTTGGAACTTATCCGTACCTACGAACTTATCCAGATCTGCTAATAAAGGAACAAGCGCATCCTTCATAATGCCACCAACATTTCCGAAGACTTGATACCAGTCTATTTTCTGCATAATAGCACTAGCCTCTACCGAATCCGTCTCTTTCTTCTGCTCTTCTTTCAAAGACTTTATCTTCCATTGCTTGCTTGAGTCCGAATCCGTAGAGTTTTCAACCTCGCTAATCCTCTTAGCATAATCGGCAGCAATAGCTAACTTCTGCTCCTGGAATGTACCATAAGTCTTCAGATAATCGTACATGCTTTGCGCTTCTTTAGCAAGCACATCCTCATTCTGCTTTACCGCCTTATCCCGAATTGCATTCATCTGATTAGCAACGCTCATGCCTATGGTCATCTCCATGCCATTAACCTTAACCGGATTACCCTTGCTATCCTTCATGGTTTCATTCAAAACCTCATTCTTATACTCTTCATCGGTTTTGCTCTGTTTCCACATATTAGCCTTACGACCCTTGCCAGAATTAACCCAAACAGCTTGGTCACGTTTTTTCCTAGCCTCAACCAATTTGTCTATACCATCTTCTACCGCCTTTCTCTCCTTGTCGGCATTCTCCGTTATCTGAGCCAATTCCTTGCTATAACCCTCATTCATCGCATTGATGCGGTTCTTGGTCATGTCTTGGATAGCTTTCTCCGAATAGGATGAAATAGACTTGGAATAGTCCTCCTCAGCCTTCTTGCGTTCATACGCTCTTGCTTGTGGGTCATCCGTTGTACCTGTTTTCTTTGGAGTAGTATGGGTTGTATTTGATTTTGTTGTTGTACTACTCTTTGGTGTACGTGATTGAATTATAGATTTCGCCATTGCGACATCCGTTTGGTTTTCCGTTCTTGACCTAAACTTACCTCCTGAACGTGTTACCAACTTATGCCCAGTTTTCTTTTCGTGATTTTCCTGTTGTAAAATATCCGCCTCTCTCCTTGAAATTAAATTTCGCAACTCCTTCGTTGTCATAGATTTCATCCAATTTGGAATTTCCGAATCATCATAATGAATTTTTAAATTCAACCCGTATTCTTTATTCCATAAATTGATAAGATTATCAGTTTGCTCTACCAATTCTTGGATTGATTGCTTGTTCTTGTTAACTATCCAACGAGCCTTTGCTTGGGAGTTATTCCAATCAACAGTTGCTGTGCTTCCTTTATATATTGCGTCCTCTGCCTTTTTGTAACTTTCATTCAAAGAGTTTATACTATCTATATGCTTTAATATCGAACTTCGCAAACTTGCCATCACGAAACTATTGTACCCCATCTTCTTACCCCATTCCTCAAAAGGAACTAACAAGTTGCGAAGAGCAGCATCGTATTCTTGTGCAGCATTAGCATATTCCAATGTTCCTTTCTTTGCGGAATCCATTTTCTGCCTTAAAGAGTCTATCTTAGTCAACACATCATCAGAAACAAGGGAATTAAACATCATCTGTACAGCTGATATGTCTTCTTTATCAATATGTTGTCCGAAATCAAGCCAACTACCACCTAGTGAATCAGAAAAATCCTTATCTAGGTTTTTCCTTGCTTCCTCATATTGAGAAGATATAGACATCAAAGCGTTAGCTTTTTCTCGTTCAGCATTTTCTAATTGTAAAGAAGCAATAAAAGCGTCATGCTTATTTTTCAACGTTTCCAAATTATCCTTTTCATTGTCGCATTTTATTCCATATTGTTCATATACCTCAATAAGTTCATCTTTTGCTTTTTTATGCGCATCAGTACTTTCATTTGTATTTCTTAACACATTCATCAATGTTTCAACCTTTTTACTGGTCAAACTTGTTGTTTCCCCAAAATGTGTTGTATCTGCCGAAATTTCTTCAGTCTCGTCTCCAAACATAGAAAATACGGAATACAAAGTTGTTCCCAGTGTTATCAATGCACCTATTGGATTGGCAGCCATTGCCGCCCATAAACTCTTTAAGGCATTTCCACTACTTCTTACCGCACTAGAAAAAAGATTAACTACCGTAGTCGTATATTTTGTACCTGCTGCATAAAGCGCATTTTTGATAGTGGCTGTTGTTGTCGCCAATATCCCAGCTTTCTTTGCAGTGGTATTGGAAGCTTGAGAAACAGTGTTAATATTATTTTGTATCGTAGCCTGTTGCTTACTTAAATTCTCCTTTGTTTGAGCAATCGTCTTACGTTCGCTTTCAATGGTCGAAATCTTTGTTTGAGCAGCATTCACTTGTTTTGTTGCCGTTTCCAAACGTTCTTTTGCTTCTAGCGCATTCACGGCATTACCCTCTGCATCAAAAGCCAAGTTTGCGCCACCAGCAGTTTCCTCAACCAATTTTTGAGCCTCAGTAAAGGCATCTTGGGCATCTTGCAAATCATTCAAGGCTGATGTATATTGTCTAGCCAACTCTACATCCCTATCATCAAGATTTGATATTTTCTCCGTAGTAGTCTTCAAATCATCTTTAAGAGACTCTATTTTTTGTTGACGAAGTTCCTCGGTCTTCCTCTTTTCTTCATCAAGTTCTATCTGGCTTTGTGCTGTTGCTTGTTGCTGAGCCTGCAAGAGTTCACGTTTCATCTCTAATTGAGAACGCATTTGTTCCGTAATAATGCCCTCTTGCTCTGCTGCATCTAATCTTGCCTTTACAAAATCATCAGACACAGCAGTATCTCCAACAATACTTGCCAAGTCTTGTTGTTTGCTTACTCGCTCTTGCTTTTTGTCCTTACCCAGCGACTTGTAGTTTGAGTTCTCTAGGTCTTGCAAACGCTTGATTTCTGCATCAATTCCCTTCATCATATCATCGGCTTGTTGCGCTTCCTCAGCTTTGCGAATAGAAGCAGCCGCCATTAACGATGCACGATAAGAACCAACAGCTATTGTAGCTACACCAATAACTTTTATTACCTCTTGCCAATTCTCTACCATAGCAGAAATAATTGACAATCCACTAGAGAACACGCCCTCGGATTTTTTGCCGATTTCGTTGAACGCTTGCTGGATGGAATCGCCAATGTTACTCCACTGACCCTCCAATGTCTTTGATTGTTGCTCCATCAAGCCTCCGAAGCGTCCACCTGCTTGCGTCATGTTGGCGATAGCTTCCTTGAAGATGTCTGATGTCACTTTACCCTTGGAAACAGACTCTTGAACCTCCGTTGTGTTTTGGTGTAAGATTTTACCCAATTCTTCTGCTAATGGGACACCTCTACCCATGAACTGACGCAAATCCATTGTGAACATTCTTCCTTGCGAAACGGTCGTTCCATAAAGATAAACAAGGTCTCCAAGCGGAATGTTCAAGCCCGAAGCAATGTCACCAAGCTGGACAAGGGTTTTGTTAACATCTTTCGCTTCCGTTCCGTATGCCAAAAGTTGTTTTGCGCCACCCGTAATGCTGGACATATCGAAAGGTGTATGAGCTGCCGTTTGGATAAGTTCGTCCATCAATTGCTTAGACTTATCCGCACTACCAAGCATGGTATTGAAAGATATTTCAAGTTGTTGGAATTGGGAACGAGTATTAAAGATACTACCTGCCAGTTGTTCAAATCCTAAGCCACCAAGTAATGTTGCCGAAAGCATGTGAGCATCGCCAGTAACTCTTTGGAACAAACTAGTCATTCCTTCTCCAGCAGTCGGAGCTGACTTCATACGTTCTATCATTTGGCTCATGCTATCGGTCAACATATTTGTTGCCTCTTTTGCCGGATTTGCTGAACCTGCATACAAAACATACTCATTCCGCATATTCTCCAAGGTCTGACGAGCACCGACAGCACCCCCTTCTAAGTTCTTCAACTGAGCTGTTTGACCTGCCAAAGAGCCTTTTAAATAGTCAATATTCTTCTGTAAAGAATCTATGGATGACTTATCCGTTGTAACTCCAAGAGTTAATCTCTTGTTCGTGATTTGCTGTTGGATTTTCTCTATTCGGTCTTTGGTAGCTTGCATTTGAAGTTCATAGCTATAAACTTCCCTTGCGGCTGCTTGCATCTTCTTATTAAACTCGGAAGACATCACGTAAGCGGCTCTTGAAGCAGCTTGTGTCAAGTCCTTTAAGCGATTGCTAGCATCCGCATATTTTTCCGTCAAATCCGCAACAATAGCTGGGTCGGTAGACTTATTGGTCTTCAATAACTCAGCCCTCAACTTTTCACACTCGGAACGAAGTTTCGTAACCTCCTCGAAATTCGCTTTGACATCGAATCTTAATTCTGCCATATTTTATGTTTTATTGGCAAAATTAGCTAATAATCAAAGGAATAACGAAAGAATAAAGGTGTGCTATTTCACTAAAGATTTAAGTGCAGAAAATAAGGTCTAGACACAAAAAAGCCTTCCACATTCACATGCAGAAGGCTCTGAGTTCTTTATCTATTGCAACAATGAAGCCACACGCCTAAAAGGTAGCGGCTACCAAATCTTTTTTTATTTCATTCATACAATGCGCCAAACGTTCATAAGTTTTCTCGCCAGCTTGCTTTATGCCTTTACTATATTGACGCATCAATGAAGGATTGACACCTGCTCGTTTTGCAATCTCTGACACATTGAGGAAAGAGAAATAATTAAAGAAAGATTGCAAGTCATACTTGTATTCAAATTCAACGTCAGGAAACACTTCTCCATTCTCTTTTGCATCCACTTTTGCCAACGCCAAACAATCCATTAAATCTTGCTTCGCAGCGGCAACAGTTTCTCCACAAGAGTTTAAGCCAACCTTACCTATTCCATCTTCGGTATGACACCAAAAAGACCCATCCTTGGCTTGTTCTACAATAACTTTAATCTTCTTCATATATATATTCGTTTATCTTCTTAACAAAAAAAAGAGTCCTTTAAGCAATGAAGAGAGAAAGGTGGGGATTACTCCCCAACCAATTCTCTTAGAATACTATGAGCGGTGCCTGTGGCGACCTCTCTAGCGTGTCTTGGCACGAATTGAGACTTTCCCGTTTTAGGATTAGTCCATTTTTCATGTCCCGAACCTTGTCGAGACAGGAAGCATCCCGCTTCTCTCAGTCTCTTAATCAATTCGCTTTTCTTCATTGTTACAAGAACTCTTTTGTCCTTAAGACATTGCAAAGATATAACTTTTTTGTTATATAGCCAAATTTTATGGTAACATTTTTGCTATATTAACCACAATTAACCAAAAAGAGCCACCCCGAAGGATGGCTCACTATACTGTACTATACCATACTGCACTTTACCCTACTACACTAGACTTCACCGCACTCCACTACACTTCACACCACTTTTCTGTTGTACACTGCACTTCATTTAATGACTTCTAGCTTATAAAGCTATTGCCTTATGTATAAACGTAGCTACCAATATCGCTAATGTAGAGAATGCAATATGGAAGCTACAAAACCATTTCTGATTTCGTTTGCAAAGGTAAGCATAATTTCTGAAACGAGCAAACATTTTAATGTATTTCTTTATTCTTTTAAACTTTATTTTGTTTTAGAAACTTATTTTTAAGATTACACCTTATTATATAACTATCATTTCAAATAAACCCAATTTGTTGAAATACTACTAAACGTATAACTTTGCTTTTTAGCCTTTTGCGGCTCTTTGTCAAAGTCTGCCGTAACAAACAAATGCGTTCCGTATAATTCCATATTCATTGCTTTTGTTCTCTCATCGCTCTTATCTTCTTCCAATGGGGAAACTTTAGCCAATTCGCTATCAAAAGCATAAAGTTTAAAGAACAAGTCTCCTTTCTGTTTAGAATATTGCACCAATGCGCCATAAGGCTTTTTTACAAGAACAATAGCATTATTCAACTCCCTGTATTCCTTACTACAGCTTTCTACGATTTTTTGCTGTTCTTCATTGCCATTTGCACGCATCATTTCCAAATGCTTTCCTAATGAAACATATACACTATCCAAAATCTTATATGCGCCATACTTATCATAGAAGGCATATCGAGAAGAAACGGCATCCTCAAAATCGGAGCAAGGAATGATTTCATTCTTTGCATCCATAGCCTTTTTATTCATTATAGCTGAGTTCCAATTGATAATAAAATCCGTTGCTACGAAATCCAAAGAATATATTAATCTATTGCTGTTGAAGCGATAATCAGACAACGCCTTTTTGTAATTAGCCATTTTTTCTGCCTTAACTTGGTTGGAATGATACACATACCCCCCAATGCCGCCACCTATCACAACGATTGCTGCAATGACGGCAATTATCAATTTCTTCTTCATAATCCCATTTATTTAATTATTGAACTTTGTGGGGAACACCCCACGTTACTTAACACTTTCCAGCTTGTCCAGCACGTCCCTAGCCTCAGCGATGGACGATGCGGAATACAACTCACCACCTTGTTTTATTAGGGCGATGAAATCTGAACAATCAGCTTCGGAAACTAGTTCTGCAAGCGTTACACCTATAATGCTTGCTATCTCCTGAAGACTGGCGACAGTTGGATTCCCATCAATAGTTTGTATCAAGGATGGCAAAGATACTCCCTTACCACCTTTTTTGTTAGTCAGCCTATCCGCTACATACGTTAGCGTAAAGCCTTTTTGTTTAATTATGCCTCGTATATCCATACCTTATTATATATTAAGTTCTAACTTTATTTTTTGATGCTGCAAAGATACACATATTTTCGCAAACTGCCAAACTTATTATGAAAAACTAAGTTTTTAACCTAACAATGCAAACATATCTTAATTTGTATATTAAATCAGCAAACAAAGGTTAAAGTTAGGATAAAACTTAATAAAATATTTGGTAGTTAGGATAAAACTTAGTATCTTTGCATCGTGATTAAGAAACATAGGTCACAATAACATTATTAATTTAGCAGAGGTTGCACCTCCGAGTCGGCACTCGTAAAACGGTATAGCAATATGACTACTTCAATGGTTAGAAAGAATATGATACAGAAGTTCATTATGTTTGAGTTCGTCAACAACAACCTCAACACACAGGAGGACACAAACAAGATGATTAACCTCATCGAGAAGAAGTTGCAGATGAGCAACACCGAGGCAAAGAGTTTCCTTCGTGAGAGCATTGGACTTTGCAAGTAACGTTTTGTTTAACCCTTTAAAATTGAAAGATTATGGCTACTACATTTAAGAATATGATGAGAGAAGTGATGAATATGGCACACAGAGCCTTTCAGCTTAAAGGTGCTTATATGAGTTGGGCAGAATGCTTGAAGCAAGCTTGGCAGGTAATCAAGCTGAAGGCTCGCATGAAGAAGCAGGTCGTTGAGTTCTACTTTCAGAAAATGAATGGTGAGATTCGTCAGGCTTTCGGCACTTTGATGGAGAGTCACATTGACTACACTCCTAACGGCAAGGGTTACGCTTGCAAGGACTGCACCAAGTACTGGGATGAGGTCAAGGGAGAGTGGAGACAATTCAAGAACTATAACTTGATTAGAGTTGCTTAACAAGATTATTAACGATTAAAAAGAAACTAGATATGAGCGCAAAGATTATAGTGATGCAAGGCAACATGGTTGCTACCATCGAAGAGACGAACAAGGACGCATTTATCAAGCGTGGTGAGTATAAAGAGACCGATCTGGACAGACATAAGCGTGAGGTTGATTTCTTGATTACAAGCATCGCAAACCGCTACGAAGTGACATTCAATCACAAGGTAGAGCTGAAAGAAAGCCGAAGCATCAAGAAAAGCGAATATTTCGATAACATCTACTACGTTACCGAGAACGCATTGAACAAGCTGAAAAAGCAATACTCATACGAGTGTGATTTGTAATAGATTTCGTGAGGCACACGCTAAACTGCACCGGACTTTGAACATTAAATATTTAAGAGATATGGATAAGAATTTAATGGATGCTCTCTACGTGAGCTACGATGAGAAGATTGGTGTATTGTGTGACGACAAAGACAACACTATTTCACATATATTGGGTACTGACCTTACACTGGTGTTGGATAAAAAGGACATGGCGGTCTATCTGCTAGTCCCATTGACCCGAAACCACAAATTTGAGTATAAGGGTAATTACATCATTGTGGATGGCAAGCAGCTCGATTCTGACATCTTTTTCCGCAAGGATGCTTGTCAATGGATTCAGATGCAATCAAAAGAAATGCTATCATTGGTAGCGTAACATATATGGTGAGGCACACCGAAACAACTGCACATTATCTTTGATGTTTAACAATTAAATTCCGTGAGCAATGGAAAGAAAAAGTAATGTGCAGAAATGTGCCATAAGAATTGGTCGTGCTGGTGAGGACAGAAGTCCTCCAAAGCAAAACAAACGTTAACGTTTTAAATAAAACACTAAAGCGTTTGCAAGTTAACAAGAAAAGCATTAACTTTGCAGCCGAAAATAACAAGGTTGTGAAGTCACGAGCACGGCTAATGAGGATATAGATTATATTTTTAAAATTTAAAATTAAATATTTTCATTTGCTCCAAGCGTGGAGTATTGTCATTCCGTCCATCGCTCTACAATAGTGGATGAATGACACAAGCCCTGTCCGCACTCGTGACTTTAGCGGATGGGGCTTTTCGTTTCCACCACAGCCAAATATAAATTATCAACAAATTAAGAAATGAAAGATTATTTAGAAAAGAATTTGAATGATGCACCCATGCTGGGAGCATTCGTAAATCAAAGTGAGAAAATCAAGGTTGAAGGCTTTGAACTCATCAAGGTAGAAGAACGTGATGGTAAGCAAGCCATCAATGCAAGAGAGCTGCACCAAAAGTTGGGTAGCAAGTATCAATTTGCGAATTGGATTCAAGAGCGTATTGAAAAGTACGGATTCGTTGAAAATCAAGACTATGAGGTTTTTAAGGAAAATCTTAAAAACTCAAAAGGTGGCAGACCAAGCAAGGAGTACGCCCTATCTTTAGACATGGCGAAGGAGTTGTGTATGATTGAGAACAATGAGAAAGGTAGGATGATTCGCAAGTACTTCATTGAGGTTGAGAAAAAGGTAAGAATGCAGAGTGTTCCATCTTTGCCCGATTTCACCAATCCGGCTATAGCAGCAAGAGCTTGGGCTGACCAGTTCGAGAAGAACCAAGTACTGACCTTGGAGAACAAGCAACAGAGAGAGGAACTTGCCAAGGCATCGCAGGAGATTGTCGGACTGAGCGCACAGATTACAACAATGAAGCCTAAGACTACTTACTTCGATGTGATGATGAAGAACAAGAGCACAAGCGTGATTACATCAATGGCGCAGGATTACGGAATGAGTCCGCAAGCATTCAACAAATTGTTGCATGAGCATGGTATCCAGCACAAGGTTTCTGACCAATGGGTCTTGTACCGCCAATATTTGGATAAGGGATATGTGAATAGCGAGCCAGTGACCATTACGCACAATGATGGAAAACAAACCATCAAATACAACACGAAATGGACTCAAAAAGGGCGTTTCTTTCTCTATGAGTTCCTAAAGGAGAAAGGTATCTTACCTTTGATTGAACGAAATAATAATGGTGAGACACACTAGGACAACTGTAAAAGCCCCAATCTCGTTAGAGGTTGAGGCTTTCTTTATTTTTACATTTACTTCTTATCTAACCCATAGGAGAACAAATACTTTTGCGCTAATTTTCAAAGACTTGTATTTTTATTACAAAAGTATTGTTATTTTACATTTCGGTTTCATTATACTCATAATCCCAGAGGAATAACTTGCCTTTGACGTTTCTAATCGGCTCATCGAACAATTTAGCATTCTTCAAGAACCAATGATATTGGAAATCTTCAGCAAATGCATCCGGATAAGCCTCATGATACTGAATATCATCCAACTCTACGCTGCCGATAATAGCTGACGTTGGCAAGTCTTTGAAGTCTGGAATAACAATACCATGTTCTTGGCAATATTTCTTCATTGCGCTCTCTTGCCATCCGTCAAGTTTTTCGGGTTTAGCTTGACTAGCATGAATAAGGAAACGACCACGGAACTTTCTATTCCATGTTCTATTCTCAATGGTCTTGCAGCCGATAGCGATTAACCAAGCATACGGCTGACGAATTGATAATACTTTCATAAGCTCATTGTTTTGATGTTTACATTCGCAAAGGTAATAAAAACCTTCGAGAAATGCAAGGAAACTCTAATTTATTTTCATGTTTTCTTAAAATAATCTTGAAATAGTTTGCATATTTCAAATATTTTTCGTATCTTTGCTGTGTAATCAATGAGAGATTGCAAAGGGGATGCCGAAAACCTGAAAGAGTAGGTGAAATGAAATCCCAAAGCCGTATGAGAGTTTACATTTCAGTTCGGATTTGGAAAATCAAAGTTGCTCTTACAATTGAATTGTAAAGCTTAGATTTCCAACAGGGAGGTAGTGTTCACACCACCGCCTCCCACCTTGGGATTTCGTTGCAAAGGTACGAAATTTATTTCAAACCACCAAATTTTTAACGTATGGGCACAAACGAAGAAAAGACAACCAAGTCATGGGGAGGTGCAAGAGAAGGGTGTGGACGCAAGAAAAAATGCGCTAAACGTATGTTCTTTTCTGCCACAGAAGAAACGCTCGACATCCTCAATTCCTTAGACGGAAACAAGAGTGACTTCATCAACGAATGCATCCTTAAGGCGGTAAGAGGTTAAATCCTCTTCCGTCTTTTCTTTCTAATTCTGTCCCAATCCGGTTTAAGTACATCCATCGTGCCGACCATCGCCTTGTACTTGTCGCCAAGTTCGCCCTCGTTCATAGATGAACGGAAAGTATATATCTTGTATCGTTCATGCTCAGGAACATATAATCCCACCATCAAGGAACGGACTCCATCTACCTCCTGCTCCGGTGCTATCAATACAAGCCCCTCGTTCATGCTTTCCAACTTGAAAATCTTTGAGGTGACAACCTCATAATAGTCTAGTATATTCATATTCTTGTCTCCTATAATTATTTTGTACGTTCAAACACTTCAATATACTGGATAGAGCTACAATCAATATATTTACGTGTAAACACTACTGTACTTCCACTTCCAATCATAAGTGTTCTGTTCTTTGTATTGCAATTGAAAGATGTTTCAATACCAATACCATTGAAGTCGAAACTTATTTTTGCTCCACCTACCAAGTTGATATTTCCTCTAAGACCTTTGTCCTCGGCTTCGCCTAATATCACATTCACATGACCTGCATCCATATTCTTATCTAATCAATTGTTAAACACCTTCTCTAATAAAGATACGTATGATAGAGTCACTATCAATGTAATCTCTGTTTCCGTTCTCACCAAGTATAGTTATCAAATGCTTTTTTTTGTTATAAAGAACATCGGCAGTAAAATCAAATAACTTTGATTTGCTAAAGTTTGCATGAGTTAACTGCCCATTAGAGAGTGAAATTCCTGCAATGCAACCGCACTCCTTTGCATCATCTAAGATGTCTTTGATAATCTTAATATCCATAGTCTTATTACTTTACTTCTCGTTCTACAATATCGAAATTATCCCACGTCTCTCCTTCGCTGTCTGAGATATGAAAGAAAGAATCTGAGATATTGTATAGATAATCATCGCAATCCAAAACTCGCTTGTAATTCTCCAAAGTGTTCATTCCTTTGTGTCTTATCGCCTTTCTAGCCTTATCTCTGGTATCGAAGACTTCTGCATCAGTTTCAACAGCTTCACCTAATCCATGTTGGTATGAAGAAATTACTACATATACTTTCATAGCTTAAACCTCCTTATTCATTACGCTACCTTGAATAGCATTTCTTTGTTAATCTCAATCCACTGACAAGCGTCCTTGCGGAAAAAGATGTCCGAATCGAACCGCTCACCATCCACATCAATACTATTATCCTTGCAGACAAAGGTGTGGTTCTTTGTCAAAGGTACAAGAAGGTACGTTTTACCCTCTCTCTTACGTTCTACAAGCGTTTTATCCGTACCTAGGATAATAGATACCCTTTCGTCCTTATCGTCCTTTAAAACGCCTATTTTGTCTGTGTGCTCGATATAGAGCACATTCAGAAAATTCTCATCCATTTTCTTATGCATTAATCATTTTGTTATACTTCTTTTTGTCAACTCCTCGTTTCACGGCTTCATAGAGCAATGTCAAAGCTAATGCTTCATCCTTGACTTTCAAAGCCTTCAAGGTATCTCTTTTGACGTTGCAGTTCTCATCGACCTCGCACAATGGTACGTAGCCTTTGTGCTCGAAATTTCTTCGACCAATCGCCCAAATCTCATAGCCATCCGGAAACTCATTTGTTTTCTCGAAGACATAACCACCATCATTGATAAACTTTTCCATAACCAATTGTATTAAGTTCTTTACCTTATCTTTTCTTACTCCTCCCATCGGAAAGCGTTAGGGTCTTTTACGACCTTTTTACTGGCTTCGTCCCACATATAACCATCCGTAAACCATTTAGGGGCTTTACCATTGATTACTCGTTTTGCATCGGCTATGCTAGCATAGTCCGGTTCAGCAATATTATCAATGCGAACGGATACCTGACCAAATACGTCCTCCACCTTGGTAATATGATGCCCTTTGTAGAACACTTCTTTCAAACACTTAGCGATTGTCTCCATATCTCAAATACTTTAAAAGTCCTTAACTATAGGGGTGATTAAAGGCTCACCCCTATTAAAGCCTCGCCAAACACCTTAGAACGTGTATATATCTTTATGCAACTCGCAAGAAGTTGTAAGCCTTGAATTGTCTCCATGCGCCCTTTTCTTCATCCCAATAGCGGATGCAATCTCTTGATGCTGCATGCCCTGTACCATTTGGAGTATAGTCAATGTGACTCTGAAGGAGAGTACCAAAGGCTTGTCTTACCTCACCATTCATCTTCATGAAGAAGAACTCTACCACCTTGGTCTTCATCGCTGCCTCAAGCTTTACGACCTGCCAAGCCTGTTTCAAGCACTCAACCCAAGACATTGAACTTGATTTCAACTGATAGGCTCTATGTGCCAACTGCATTACCTTTCTCATCTTGTTCTTAATTGAAGTAGTCATATCCTCAAACCGTTTTACGAGTGCCGACTCGGCTGCATAGCAGCAATTAATAGTTAAACTTTAAAGCCTTTATCTCTTAAAGACATTGCAAAGATACGAAATAAAATCATACAAACTAAAATATTTTCAAGAAAACGAATGACTTTAATCATATTTTAACATAACTAGGTATGTATGACCTTTTTCTTAACAGAACTTCACATTGTATGATTTAATTCAATCAATACAAGAGAAAAATTTGGTAGTTTCAAAAAACTTTCTTATCTTTGCAGTCGAAATTCAATCATACATTATTATATTATAAATATGGACGTTAAATCAATAATTAAAGAAAAGGGCTTTACTATCGAACAGGTAGCTAAAGAAATGGGTATATCAAGAGTTACTTTTACCCAAAACCTCAGCCGTAACCCTACGATGAGGACATTACAGCGTATTGCCGATGTATTAGGGTGCAAAGTCGGTGACTTCTTCAAAGACGAAATAGTGCCATCCGTTCCGCAATCTCCGGCTATCATCTGCCCCCATTGCGGCAAGCCTATCGAGTTGGAGATTAAGGCAAAGGAGGGGAAATGATATTCCTCTCCTTTTACTCTTCTATTCTTTCTCCTTCAAAAAGCCTATACCTGCATGAACATTACCCAACTTATACCAAGACTGGGTTAAAGTCATAACATAACTACTGAAGGATTCTTCCCCAATATCAAGTGTGAAGTCTTCATCTACATCAGGCTCTCCATGTCTTACGTACCCCTTATTCGGGGTGTATAGCAATCTATGATATGAGCCGCTCTCACAAATATAAAGTCCGCTATTACGCCAATCTGAACTCCAAAATTCCGGTTTATTCACGTAACAAAGCATTACATCACCATCGTAAATAGGAATACTATGACTTCGCTCATCCTTTTCTCCAACAAACTTTTCGCTGTCAACATTGTCAGACTGACGGATAACAGATACGATGGAGTAACCATTTCCAATAAAGTCCGCTATATCAACATATGTTCTTTGCTCTCTAAGGTCAAATTCCTGTTGGCTTCTTACGCCATCTTTCTCAAAGATTACAAGTATTCTTGTGTACTTATCACCAAAATTGACCATACTTAGAATCAAGCCGTTGTTCATGTAAGACGCATAAGCTTCTTTGGCTAGTGTTAATACACGCTCTAGATATTCCAATGGCTTGTATCTAACTAACCAAGACTGACCTTTATGTATCTTTTGCAAGTACGAATACATATTCATCGCCTCGCATTCATCTATTCCATGCTTCTTGCAGACCAACTTAAACTTATCCGGATAAACACTAGTTACAAGTCTATCCAATTCGTCCATAGCTTGCATGGCTTTCAAATAATCATTTGCTTCCATTTTACTAATCTTTAAGTTTCTCAATTATATAACCACGACCTGTATAGGTACAAGACAAGCCGATATACACTAGCTGATGTAAAAGCCACAATTCTTCAATTAACGGCAATCTATCACACTTCACAAACTCATCTTCATCCTCAAAATCAGATGCCTTTTCCAATATTTCTTCCTTTGTCATTATCTTTAAATTTGTGCCCGAAAGCTGTTAAATATCCGCATTTTTTATTTTTTGTAATGTGTCAAGTATCACATTTGCAATCTCAAACCTACCGACATTTGGATTCTGTGGGACACTATAACACAGAGCTTTTAAAAGCTCAAAACATTGATTCTCATATAATATCATACGCTTACTTCTTTTGATTAAAATACTTTTCCAACTCTCGAAGAATGAACAGCCCTCCTATCTTGAAAGACTGCTCTATCACTACTCGATGTTCCTTAAATTCTTTTTGGCTTCTTGAAAACCGAAACGCCTCGTTCTCTAATACAAGTACAAACTTATTAAATTCTGCATCGGTCATTTGCATTCACCTCCTTCCTTTGAGAATAAATCATCAATATAGAACCACCCGTCTATAGGCATATTCTCAACAAATCCTTTCCAAGACTTGAATTCTTTGACTTGAGCTAATGAATAATAGTTGCCTACACTATAGTGCAGCAATATCCATTCATCATATCCTTCTGGCTCCTTATTTGTTTGATGCCACAAGTCCTTCAAGAATTCATTGATAGCCCACTCAGCACCTTCCTTAAAGCCTTCTTCAATTAATAAGGCTTCTTCCTTATCACAATCCGTCACTTTGCTGTATCTTCTTGCGGCTCCTTCTATTTTCTTATCGTCTATCATAACTATTGTTGTATTAAAAATGTAAATATGGACGTTCAAGAAAACTAAGTAAAACAGCATGTTCTTTATATGCGAAAGAATCTGTTCTTCCCATTCTCTCAAAGCGTTGCATTTGCCTTTTACAATGCTCTATAAGTTCTTTCTTAAAAGCTTCGTCCATAACTTACCTCCACATCTTTAGTTGTACCTAACAATGATTCGTTGCCTTCGTAAGGGATACAGAACTCCCATCTACCATTAACACATACATAGTCAAGATATTCATCTGTCTTATCTGTATGGCTAAATATATTTGCACGCCATTCCTCAGTTTTTTGATGTCTAACCAACACATTATCGAATGGATTCAGCTCAACCTTTGGCTTCAAATCCACAATCTGTTTCTTCTCAGCATCCCAAGCTTTGCCTTCCTTTTCGAGAGCATCAAAGAGCTGTTTTTTCTCTGAGTCAGTGGCAAGGCGAAGTTTACAAAGGTCTTTCTTAAAGAAACTAATTCTGCAGCCCATACTCAAAGTTAGACTACTTAAATCTAAAGAAATAAATGAGCTATAACCTTCTGATAAATCAGTTTTGTCTGATACTACAAATACATTTTGTCTATTACCATAGTCGGCAAAAGCTATATCCCCATCCTTGAACTCATACTGCTTTTCAATCTCCAAAGTGGTGAGGTTTAATATTCCTCCTAATTTTCTTTCAATCTCTCTGACATATCCATAGGCAATATTGTTATCTAACTTGACAAACTTAGCTGTTTCTGCATTTGATACGTCTTCGTAACCATCCCTGCTATTAGAATAGCATCCGTTGAACTTTGTATAATCATCAGATGCCCATTCTTTGAAAATGCACTGAAATCCACAACTATTGATAAGCAAATCGCCCTTCTTCCAGGCGAACTTGCCCCAGTCACGCATATTCTTAGAAGGAAGGAGAATCCGTAAGCCTTCAAGCCAGCATTTTTCTGTACCTAGTTTTGAATAATCAAACAAAAGAGTACTGCCTACTTCATTAGTTGATGTACATTCTATATAAGTACCAACGTCTGTTGTGTGGACTTTATCTAACTCTACGTCTATATTGCGTAATAAGTCGTACAACTTAGTTCCTTGCGACTTATCCTTTAGGATTTCCGCTACATTAATCTTATTTCCCATATCTGACTTTTTTATATTCATTTATTCTTCACTAAAATATTTCTTAACAAACGCTCGTTCGGTGAGCCATTTTCCAAACCCCACTCTAAAGTAACGCTTTGATTTACCTTTCGCAAACCCATATTCATCACGAGGTGTATTTACACTTAGGTGTATCTTAGGAACATGGTTCACCGATACGTATGCAGTTATATATTCATCCGAGAATGCCAAATGCTGAACTTCACGGAACTTTACACTTTTAAAGAACATTTCCTTCATAAGCCTTAGTCCTTATAGATTGCATCAAGAATGCTTCTGAAATTCGGATTATCAATAACGGCTTGGGCATCTTCTTTGTTCTTGAAGTAAATAGCACCTTCGTTATAATCACTACTAGAAGTAATACCGTATTCGCTGGTTCGCATGATATTATGCTTGCATTCTTTAGAATTCCAATCCGGTTTCCAATCTCCATTATAACACTTAGCTATATCCATTAACTTATCCAATGCAACAATTTTCTCTACATTACTATTAGTAACATTAGCAACGACAGGGCTAAGGCCACGGTCTATTAAAGTAGATATAACATCCTCATAGCTGAATGGTCTCTTCTTGAATGCTATAATGCCCACTTTCAAGTCACTTTTTTCAATGTCCACTTCCATTCCTTTAGGAATATCTATGATTAACTTATTATCTAGCATTTTCATTTTTCTTATGTTTCATTTCCAAAATATATTTTTTATTCACAACCAACTCAAAGAACTTATATTTAGCATGCATGTAGTTGCGACCTAAATCAACTCCACCGACAAATTCTTCCATATACCAAGAGATTGCCGTATATTTTACAATATCATGCTCTTCCGGATGATTCACACGACCATTCCACACATCTGTGCGAACCAAATCGCAATACCCATAAGGTAATTTGGCACGTATCATTCTTGTGTTCTCAGCATCAATATAGACGTTTTTGTATTCCAAATCTACGCCTAAAATTTCCTGATTAAGCTTTGCTACATCCATATCTCATTAATATTAAAGCACTACGTTGAAGATCCCTCGGTTTGAACGGATTCTTCTCCAGTATTTTATTCACATCATTTCGTATCTTGCGACTTTCCCACTTCTTTGTTAGACGCATAGCCTTTAACAAACGATGGTCTCCAGCTAGCTTTCCTGCATCCTTCTTGCCACAATAATAGCCTTGCCTATATGCCCAATATCTAGTCTTATAGACTTGCTTAATTATCTTCTTAGCTTGTCTTATTTTCATATCAACCTCACTTTCTATGGAAAAACGTTCCATGACACCAATCGCTGCTTTCAACATACTCATGTAGTTTAGTACATCTTCCTGCGAGCATACCATTGAAATGTTTACAACGACCGCATTCCTTTGAAGTTCTCAAAATTGAACGAAACAAACTAACGTTAGCACTCGGCATATTTACCTTATTCCATCTGATAGTTGCTTTCTGATAGAGATTCTTTAATCTAGGAATGAATCTACTCTCTTTCTTGAATGTATATTTTGAATCGAAGTAACGTGTGTCCGTTCCTTTCGCCATCATATTCAAGATTTTCTTAGCTTGTCTTATCTTCATATACTACTTGTTTTTATAAATTTCACATGTCCCCTCATAAATAGTGTTATTACTATAAATGTCATTATATTGCGAAATGGAAACCAATTCGTTTGCCTTCATTCCCTTAAGAATTTCATCGTACACACTTTCTATTGCTCTTCTCTTCAATTGCTCCATGCCAGATTTGTCACGGCAATAGTATTGCATTTCAAAATTCGACATTGTAACTCTTGAACGAAGCTTAACGACTTGTGGCTTTATGTATCTAACCTCTATCTTTGGCTTGATGCCTAGTTTGTCAGCTAGCCATTGTTTCCATTTCGGTTTTACATCTTCTCCATCCAAGCAAACAAGAAAGATGTAAATTAGACTAACACTTATATATAAAATTACAATTTCCATATACTACTTATTTTTATCTCCAAATAATACGTGTCTTCGATAAGGGAAGAAATAGCAACGTTCTCCTGGACACCACCAACTAGGAGAGTTCTTCATGCATCTACGACATAATGCTATATTCTTCTCAGCTTTTTGGTTGTCACGTTCAAACTTTCTTCGTTCTCTTCTTGAAAGAGGAGGAAGATAAGGATAAGACTCTTCCTTAAAAATCTTTGTGGCTAAAGCATTCAGTCTTTGAGCTACTATTTCTAATATCTTTTCTATCATACGCTATTCCTACTTATCGTATTTATTACCAACAACAACCATATCTTCAGAAGAGTAGTAGAATAAGAAATCTTGCCCAAAACAGAAAGCAGCAGCTTTACTATCCCAATTAATATCACCTCTTCTTTCCGCATTGTTATCTTTGTGCATAACAATATCCCCCTCATAGATAGGTATTCCATTCTTGTCTGTTAGTCCTGTGAACATACAGATGGTAGAAGGGTCAATTTCATAAAGCGTTGCACCGTCTGCTGCTACGATACCTATAGTAGTTTTGCTAAGTGCAGGAATCTTCATTACAACAAAACTTCCGATTATCCATTCTCCGTTGTCAAGACGTTTAGCTTTGAACTTTATATTTCCTATTTTCATAAGCTGTTATTTTAAATCACTTGCACAATCAGCAATGCCAACACTATATCTCTCGACAAACTCAGCAGAGCGTGCTGCCATTCCTTTAATCATAGCTTTCTTGTGTGAGACGTTACCAGTAGTTAGAGTATCAGCTTCTTCGGCAATGTTATTAAACCACTTGATAATCTTTTCTCGTAACTCATCTGTTATTACATATTCTTTCATAACTATTCTTCTTTAAGTTCTATGTGATTCTATAAACTTACTCAAATCGAGAGGGAACTTCTTTTTAAGTTCTCTTTCACGTTTACGTCTCTCCTTCCTTGTGGGTGGAGGAACGTATTCATCTAAGAATGCAAACGTTTTCTTGCAATTAGCATTTAATACTGGAATATATACATCCAATAATGCCTTTAATAATTCTTCCATATCAATCTTCTTTAAGTTCTACTGGCTCATCTTTCCAAGACAATTCTTTTCCGATGAGCTTCTTGATGCTGCCTTTAGGAAGGTAACAGCAACCGGTATTTGCGTACCTCTGCCCATATAAATATACGACAGAGCAAATCCATAATGTATTACTTTCATTTCTGCAAGGTTTTTCTGCAAAAATATGTTCACAGCCACATTTATCTACTGCTAACCAAGACATAACTATTCCTCCAATTTTTTAATTAATAAATTACTTTTCTTATCAAATAGTTTATAACCACTACGGAGATACCAATCTAGAACAAATCTATCAGATTCATCTTTATCAAATTCCAATCCGATTTTCTTCACCCCATTTAACTTAGCCTGTTGTTCTGCGAGTTGTAACAGGCGTTGTGCAACACCATTTCTTCTATAAACAACATCAACCCAAAGAGCGTATATTAGAGCATCAGCCTTGCCGAAAATATCACTAACATATAATGGAATAGATATTTGAACAGAGCCATGATTTTCTTCATCAGTTATTAAAATTCTGATTTCATCCTTCCATGTCTGTTTTTGTATCATAATCAATCCTCCAACTCTATGTTATTTTCTGCTGCGTAGCCATCTTGTGCTTCCTCACACCAGTTTCCTTCGCAAAGACAACCTATACCAAGATTATGCTCTGGAATGATGTTCTTGTTGCAATATTCACAGATAGCATCGCCAAGTTTATTTTGTAATTCTTCTCTAGTCATAATCATCCTCCAATTCTTTTTGAATATCGTTCAACCACACAAGAACTTCATCAATATTAATGTAAGAAACATATCCCTCTTTATGCTTTCTTAATTGATTCTTCTTTTTGATAATTATATTAATTGCAGTTACTTTACTCATTGCTTATCCTCCTTTTTTTCTGATTCTTTCTATATGCTTTAGTTGCGCAATACTTATATTGCCATATCGTTTATACATACTTTGGAGATATACAATATAGCCAGCTAATGTTATTTTATTTGCATTCATATTCTCTTCTTTTTACCACCTGCGAATACTTGTGTCATGTTTATCGCAGATTTAATATCTTTGTACCTGACACCACAAACTGTTGCCACATCTTTAATTGCCTCATCCATTTTGAATTGCATTGCCAAAAACTGATTATTCTTTATCAAGTTGACGATTTCTTCTTCTGTATGAATGCCTTTCCAAAAAAGTTCGGTATGGTCACCAACTCTGTCTTCATCTACAGAGAACGGAACACCATAATTTGTATAAACCTCTCCGTGATGTTTGATAACGTGGCGACCAGGATTCTTTCGGATATAATTTATCCAAGTTTCATTATCGCACTCACACCACATATTATATTCTGCCCCTGTCAGCGTTTGGTCAATGCCAATAGGATAATGACCGGAACACCCATTTGTTCCAAAGTAAATAATCTCTGCCATATTCTCTTCTTTTTACCCTCTCCATGATGTTATCAAAATAATAACGGATTGGAGTCTTTATGAGCCTTTCACTCATTAACGTTCTTCGATGTGTACTAAATGCTTGATGCCTTTTCCACATAAGAGTGCTCTGAGGTGAATTGTCAAGCGGTAATTGATATTTTACGGCTACACCTAATGCCAACCAATCTAATTCGAGCACGGCTTTTTCGTTATTATCTTAATTTTACCAAGGAGAGGGTGGTTAGTTACTCAGTAACAACTTCCCAATCTTCCGCAAATACATCAGATGCGGAAGGAACCCAAGAATCTGCTCTTCCATCTGGATTGATGATAAGCATCTGATTAGTATAGTCAATGTGAGGATTCTCACGGTTCATCAAGATGATCTTGGCAGACTGAGGGAGTGACTGCATATTAGGAATGATGTCACCTGTGATATGAGAAGGAACCTGCTTAACGATAAACAATCCCTTGCCATTCCATCCCTTGCGTCTTACCGCAAGACCTGCCTTCAATAAGTCAATAGCACCACCGAAGTTAACAGAGCCTAGTTCACGATAGGCTTCCTCAAACACACTCTTAGGAGACCAAGACTTATATTCGTTCTTGTATACTACTAAGTAGCCATCTTCCTCAACGGTTGTTGGCTTAATTTCTCTACCAAGCACTATCTGTGCTTCTGTCATAGTCATAGGCTCTGCCATAATGACCTTTGTACCAATAAACTTTTTCATAATTACTTTATATTTATATCCCATTAGGGATGGTTAGTTTTACTAAAGCTCATCAAACTCTTTCTGAAATCTCTGTTTTGTTTCATTCAGAAGCTGCTTGAATTTTGTTTTAAACTCTTCATCACACTCTGAAAGCTCATAAATAGCATCAGCAAGACTACTACGCATTGATTTTGGAGACATATTTAAGAGTTCATTTACATTAGGAATCAAACTCTTAGCTAAGATATTTGCCCTTTCTAATTTGTCTATATTCATATTACTATCTATTTATATCCCATAAGGGGTGGTTAGTTAATTATTTCGTAAATTCTATCATATATTGTGCAAGCACAGAACCTACATAGCATAATGCCATAAGTATTGCTGCAACTGATGCAATTACAAATTCCACTGTTCTCAACTTCGGTGTTGCTGACCAAAATATTGCACTAACTATCAAAAAGATAGTTCCTAAAACTGTTAATAATGCTACCATATTTCTATCTATTTATATCCTTTGCAGTATGGTTAATCAATCTTCTTGACACTATCAATTTCCATACTACATAGTACAAACTCTCTATTGGAGCGAGTGCCATCTTTCTTAGCAGGGTTGATTCTTACCTCAATCATGCCAGAATATCTTGCGCAATATCGTTCTGGAATAATGCTTGCAATCCAACATACATTACATCTTGAACAGCTCACTTTGTCACCAACCTTGTATGGAAGACTTTCTATGTACTCCTTCACATCAGAACAAATCTGATTGTTAGCATCATTGATGATACTTTGTTGCTTGGCAACCTTTGCTTTTAATTCTTCTTTTGTCATATTTTTAAATTTATGCCCGAAGGCTGTTAATCACCATATTTATATAATTCTTCACCACTTGAGTCATATCCACAACAAGGACAAACCCATCCATCTATTATAACGGATTTTTTACACTTAGGGCATAAGCCTCTAACTGTCATAAAGGACTCTAAAGCATATTGGCAAGCTTTCAAATACTCTAATTCATCTTCATCAGCTTGATTATCAATAAGTGCCTTATATTCATTCTTATCTAAAACTACAACTTCTAATGCCATACCTACACCTCCATTTCGTATTTAAGTCCTAGACAGAAGAGAAAATGCTGGAGTTCGTGGCAGTATTGTATCTCTAACATATTATTTCCATCAAACTCTACATATAGATGACCTTTATTAGATTTATGCTTAAAGTCTATCCCAATATAAGAAATAAACCCTTCTGCTACATCTAAGTAATAGTACCATCTGTTTTGTGTTCTCCACCCATTCTTCTCTAGAATCTCAGGAGTGAGAGAAATCGGAACAATATTATCCTTATCAGCATATTGAATTTCTCCGTTTGGGAACTTGATTTGATATGAGAGTACTTCATTTTCGTTTTCCGTACCAATTACCTCAACGATATATTTCTTTATACCTACATATACAGAGACCAAATCTCTTGGAATGTATTCTAACTTATCCATAGCTTAGTCCTTTTTATTAACGAAATCCTCATATTCACCTATCGTGATTTCCACGAAGTCTTGATTTTGCTTCTCAGCTCTAATACTATTATCGAAGTAAACGAAAATGCGTTCTTTGTGACGTAAAAGCTTGGTGATGGAGAATCGGCTGACGTGCGGAACTTCGATATTCAGTTCCTTCAATATCTTGAAATGATGAGTAAAGGATTTATATGATGTAAGTACTGCTGCTATTGCCTTACCTTGCTTACTACGCTTGTTAGGCGCAATAGCTACATAGTAACCGTCCTCCAATTTTACACCGTCTATCTTCTTCCACACCTTCTTATCTAGCGTATCGTAACGCTCAGAAAGAACCAATATAGCAGTAATCTCGTGTACTCTTGTGATAGTTCTGTTAGGCTGATAGCCCTGATATTTTTTAAATTCGAAGCCTACGGCTTCTTCCACTCTTTCCATGTAGGCTTGATACTCTTTTTCTTCAGCTTCGAGAATACCTTTAATGTATTCGTAAGCCTTACTTCCCTTTTTTGCTTCGTACAACATATCTCTTTACTTTTTACGATGATTATACTTATCACAACACCAAGTAAACTGACAAGCCCAGCACTTTGAGCCGTCACACTTATCGTTATGCAATTTATACTTATCCATACGCTTTACTTTTTACGATGATTAAACTTCTTTATAGCATCTTTCCTTGAAGCTGCCATAATCTTAACACCCTTGATGGTGAACTCATGCTGTTCCTTCGGCTGACACTTCTGCTTATCGGAAGGAATATTGCCTTTCGGTACATTAAATCTAATACGTGGAAGACCAAAAGGAAAATCACTCATTTGGTATTCCATTTCAGTTTTCATACCAATCATTGATAATAATCCATTCATACGCTTATATTTTTAAATTGCTATCTAATTGCAAGCCAAAAAGAATATGTTGGAGTTCATCTACACATTTTATCATAACAGTATCGTCTTTTCCGTCATTGAAAGATACTCCGATAATTTCCAAGAAATTATTATATCGCAAAGTGAAAGGGTATTCTTGGTGTTTATACCACCTATGCCCAAAACATTCTCCTTCAGAGCGATAACATGTCCATCCATTCTTTTTAAGAAACTCTTCCCAAATATGAACGTGCATAATATCATTTTGACAAATTTTTCCCAAGCTTTGCCCATCAATAACTTTCAAGTCGTAAGAATAATCTATATTGAACGGATAGACGCTACAGACAATACAAATAAATCCGTGACTATAAACTATATCGCCCACCATATAACGAGGTGGCTTTCTAAATTCTTTCTGTACCATACGCTTTACTTCTTAAAACGCAATTCTAAAATCCTTACCTTTCAAAGTAGGCATCTTTTTAAGGACGAACTTCTCTAATTCTTCAAAATCTATCGGGAAGAGCGCACAATATTTATACTTTAATGTGCAGATGAATCTTCCGTTGAACATTACATCAAAGATAAATGTTTTCATTACTCACCTCCTTCTTTTGGCAGTATATCAGATAAATAAGCCCACTTGATGATTTGGCATCTGCTAATCGAATGTCTCCAAGATTCCTTATTCCAAAGGATGGATTCTTTAAATTGTAGATAAGCATCGTTATCAAAACCAAGGGTAATAATATCGCTCTTGCTCTTATCTGGCTCTTTTGTATTTGGATGCCATAAATTCTTCATCAACTCATTGATAGCCCACTTAGCGCCAGCCTTGAAGCTATCTTTGCCCCTAAGACAAATCATTTCTTCCTCAACCTCGCCACTATTGTATCTAGCATACTCTGTCTCAATATGCTTATTAGCAGCAGCTTCTATTTTCTTATCGTCAAAAACCATTTTATTAAGCTTCATAACCATTATTACGTAGTTCTTCAATTAAAATCTTAACATCTTCTATAGATTCTCTTGCAAGAGTTCGTAGATGAGTTCTGCGAACTGCTTCAGGGCAAGCGCATCTATTATCATGTTCATAATCTTCCCCTCGTTGTTTTACTTTATCTCTAAACAACTCGGCAGATTTCTCATACAAAAAATCTAATTCTATTTCAGATAATTTCATAATCAAACCTCCTCTTTAAATTCGGACTAACACTACAAGCCTTTATTTCGATTATCGAAAACATGCTCACCAAAAATCTTCTTAAGTACTTTCATATACCTAATCTTTTATATCTTTAATATAACACCACTTTGTGATGTTGTTTCTCCTTACATAATCTTTCCAATAAACAAAAGAGTAAAGATAATCAGCTTCGTACTTAAGACCTCCATCGTCTCCATCATACCATTCTGTAAGAATCCATTCTTCGTAGTTTGGAGCTTCTTTTGCAGAGTACCATTTAGTCATTGTTCACCTCCTTCCTTTGGAAGTAAATCACTAATATAGAGCCAGCTAATAATATCATAATTAGTTCCAATATATTTGAAATCGTAATCATACCATCCAAAATCGTGAAAAGATGATTGTTCTATTCTTTCTTCATCTTGAAACATCCCATGATTAGGATGATAAACAACTCTTACCAAACATGTTCTATTTTTATCAGGCATTTCGCTAGCAGGATGCCATAAGTCCTTAAGGAACTCTTCCTTAGTTAATCTCTTTTCCATTTTTCAGTCTCCTTCACATAAAGTTTCGTTAACCTCGTCATTGTATGTGTGAGTAACCGGATTGTACTCGGAATGGGTCGCATCTACCCTACCTTTCCGGTTAGTGAAATAGATAGCATTTCCATTGTCATAAAACCTGTACACTGTTATACTATCTACAACAAACAATTTCTCGACCTTGAATTTGTCAACAGAATCCGAGATTTGGACTCTTGTACCCTTACCTTTGCAACCTACCAAAATGGCGGCAACGGCTATTATCATAATTACCTTTTTCATATCAACTTCTTTTCTTCTTGAAGAATACGTCATTCATCGTACCCTAATATACTAAAGAACTCATCCATTTTTGAATTTAGATTGTTTGCCATTAACATATATGCCGGAACGGAGCGACCGATATTGCACTCTAACTTCAATGCATGTATCATTACTGAAGCTTGATGGCTTGAAATCTTAACCATATCCAATCTGGAAAGTATTTCGCTCTGCGAATCTGCATTACGAAACACTTTCTTGATAAGACTTTCTATGTACTTACGCTGCTTGTCCGTCATTGCTCTTATTGTGCTCAAGAGACTCAACCAAAGCCTTCAGACCATTGAAGGTAGCATCCACCAACTCCTTGCTATCGGAAGCATCAAAATACCAATTTCCAATAATCTTGCTATTATTTTCGGCAAACATCGTAATACTCGTATGAGTATTTGAAGACGACATCTGGATAGACTCCTTTGTTCTACCCATGAGGCTGGCAATCTTTGCCAACACCTCTACATAAACATTATTCTTTTCCACTTTCTTATTACAGTTTTTAAGGTGTGTCTCACCTTTTTAAAATTAGTAACCTTGTTTCTTAATTACAATGCAAAGATACAAAGAATATCCGAAATATGCAAACTTTTTAATGTGTTTCTTTTATTCTTTAATATATCATAACATATAACACCGATAATTTACTGACGTTAACACAAAAATCCCCACCACTACATTATTATATATAGTGATGGGGTAAACATTTAAAACAAAATAGCATTATGGATTTCTACGATTACTATCAAACTAAATCGTCCACATAAGCCCATTTATAGATGGCGTTTGATTTCGTGAACCTATTCCACCATTCCTCGCCTAAGAAATTCAGATGCTTGAAACGCTTGCGAACCTTGGTCAGACCGACAATGCGTCTGTTATACTCAGGCACCTCTTCAACAGAATGCCAAGCACCTTCTTTTTGATATTTCATTCCCATTTCCAAGGCTTGCTTGGCTATCTGTCTTGCACCTTGATTAAAGTCTATCTTATCAATCAACAATTCTAAGTCCATAATCAAATAACTTTTATGTTAACTTTGTCTTCAAAAAACGCTTCTAGCACTTCCTTGGCTTTTGCATCTGCTTCATCCAAGTCTTTGCATTTGACTACTTGAACACCATAACCTATAGGGTTACGCAATTCATAAATACCATCAGCCTTTACCAAGCGAAGGAAAATATCTCCACCTTTGAAGCGGTACGAATATCCTCCTGTTGCCTCGTTCCATTGTCTAACTATGTTTCTCACCGCCATAATATCTTTGCACTTTTTCCAATGTAGCACTAGCACCCTCAATGTAGGCGGCGATAATGACATTTCTATATAGCTCACTATTTTCCTTATCAATTCCTACCAAGCCTTCTGTTGATTTCAAAGGCTCAATTGTAAATTTATAAGCCTCCTCTACTATCCAGCTAGGAACTCCATTTGAAATCAAATTCTCACAATACTCATTCATAATTTAACCTTTTAAAATTAGTGGATGACAAGGGATTTAAACCCTTGTTGGTGTCAACACCTCCCCAGTGACCTGGTTTGACATACTCCCTCGCTACTTGCAAGGAATTGTTGGGTGACTAACGTGGCTGCACCCTTGCGATTGCTCGGACGGCTTACTACCACTACCCAATTCGGCAATGCCCTGCCGAAGTATATTCTCAGCTGCAAAGAGGTCTCTAG